CTCATAACAAAAAAAAAGAGGATAGCTTGATTGCTATCCTCATATGATTGTGTTTACGCAGTCTTCTTTGTTACAGATTCGATACTCTCGAAGTGTGGTTTGAGATAGTTGTAGAGTCTATCACTATCATCTCGGATAATGATAGTATCATCTCCTACCATAGCACCCCAAGGAACCTCATCTTTGTTGATAGGGATCTCTCCCGTATCAATCCTTCTGAAGATAACTTCAATGTTTCTCGGTACATTAATGATATTCTTAGAAAGAGCTCTATCATCCTGCTTGAGAGCATATCCGCTCATAGACATGATATGGTATCCTTTGTAAGTAATCATCCTTCAACTCACCTTATATCCTTTCTTTTAGTTAAACTCTTTTGAGGTCTTTCTAGCAATCAGAGACTCTATATAGCCAGTGACATCGTTCTCGTCAAACTTGTATCCTCCAGCATAAAGAACCTCATAGTATGGAATCTCATTGAACAGATTGTAGATATAAGAACACAGATCTGTATTCTTATCATCATCAAGAGCATATAGCTCTATTACAAGCTCATTCAATAAGCATTCTCCAGAAGTCTTGCAGAACTTCCTCTGCTGTTTGTCTGGATCATACTTGTTGAGCAAGATATCTCCACCAGACTTGGCCTTGGCAGCATAGATGTTGTACTCCATGTTGTACTGAGCCATACATACATTGTATGCTATACCAAGTATACCTCTCTTATGCTTTATATCTGTAAGAGGAGAATAACCCTCAAAGTGCTTGATAAGTGTAGGATCCTTGTAGAAGCTATCCTTATCATATGTGCCTACTCTCACATCTACATGATTAGTGTTCTTTCTCATATAGTAATAGTTCAAGAAGTAGTTAGCATGGGTAGTACCAGGAAGGTTGAAGTTCACTGCTAAGAACCCTAAGAAGTTGAGATACTCTCCTCTAGCCTCACTAAGAGCCTGAATGGTGTACTCATTATCCTCTTCATAGTAATGAGCAAACCAATTAGCTACACCCATAAGAGCATCCATCAAGTCTCTTGTATATGGAGAAGATGCTATTGCTATAGCACTATACTGATTACTGCACATAGAGCATCTAACAAGATACTTACTTACACTATTCAGGAAATTGCTCATATCGATATCCTTCATAGATAAAGAAGCCATGTTAGATGGAGCAGTATCATCAGTTATAGTCATAACAAGGTTATGAGCCATTGCTATGACTCTAGCGATTTCACTGCAATTGATAGTAGACCTAAACCCACAGATGAGAACTCTGATATAGTTCATGAAGTACTCTTTATCAAAATCTGTTACACACTGGAGTACAAGATGAGTTATATCAAGAGTATACGTAGGAGGTTTTAGTGCTACTCTATACTCCTTAGGGACAAATACTCCCACATTGATATGATAAAGACTGTCATCTTCATCATCCTTCAGTGTAGTGATCTTGAGAGACTTCTCAGAGTATCCAAGATCAGCAATCTGCTTCCTCAACTCATCCAAGTAGGATTCATCTACTGTCAAAGTCTCATCATAGTTTCTATCATAGATAGACTCAAGCAGAGATGCTATTGTATCCAAACACGTATTGTCTACAGTTTGAACCCTGTTCTGATCCTCCACGATATCATACGTGTCGATCTTTACCTTTACCTTACTCATTTCCTATCTCCTTTTCTTAAGAACTCTATAAGTGCTCTATTTATACTGCATGCTTGGCCGAACTTCCAAGATTTAGTATATAGCTTTCCAGATCTATACACTTCTTTCTAAGATCTGAGATCTTGGATTCAAATTCATCAGATACCATATTGTTGGCATCTTTTAACTCCTTGATATAGATCCTTTGTTTATCCAACTCTATAATGATATTATGAGCAGGGTCTAGAGCCTTATAGTAGTTATAAGACCTATTGTCCTTCTCATATTCCTCTATCCTCTTCTCTATCTTTCTAGCCGCCATAGAAAGAACGTTGATAATCCTTATTTCAGCTTTGCTCATCATATACATTCATCTCCTCTTATCATCCTATAATGAGACTTGATAGCCTTATTCTTCTTACACACATATATAATATATAACTGAAAGGAGCTACAATGTCATGCCTAGATCCCTAAATGATTACAATGCAGATAGAGCAGAATCGTCTAAGAATAAGGATAAAGATAAGCCATTCATACAACCCAAGAAAGTAGCTATCCATATAGGAGTATCAGCACCAGGAATGCTCTTGGAAAAGAGAAAAAGAACCGAAGATAATACATAACCCGTACTTTTACCATACCCAAACATTGTAGTAACTACTTAATATGACGAATCGGAGGGATATAATAGATGAGTAAGGAAAAACAGCAGCTTCAGAGACAGTATGATGATATTGAAGCTGCAGTGGCAGAGGTAAAGAGAGATCCTTCTGTAGAAAATGTGAATGATCTTAAGTTATATATCAACAAGTACTTCGAACCTGCAAGATGTCTCAATCTTGTATATACTCAAAATATCGATAAGCTCTTCTTTGGAGTATATGTACTGCCTAAAGTGACGGCAAGTACTGTTATGCGTATCCTCTTTGGTGACAGCAATGATGATAGGGTTATCATCAATGAGTTTGATGTAGAGTTAGACTCCCGTCTGTTTGATGATAGACTTGATCTTACTCCTGCTCAGATTACTGCTGTTCTTATCCATGATATCGGTCATCTCGTAAATGACTCAGCTCCTGTATATATAGTTAAGAAAGAGCTGGATCGATATATGGCTAAGACTGGTGGGGTGCTGAAGATTCCTGAGTCTATCCATTATCGTAACCTCTTGGCATATGGCTTTGCTGATTCTATGCGTAAGTATACAGCAATCTTTGAGAAGGACCACTATGTATCATCTGAGCTGACAGATGAGTTCATTGACTGGTGTGATTTCTCTGGTCTGATTACTTCTGCATTCAACAAGGCTTCTAGACTTGGATACAACCATAACAGAGAGATTGTAAACAAGTTCATCGTATTCTCTTGGATTCTTCGATTCTATAAGGACATTGCTCATAACCGCATTCCTGCCATTATGGGTATCAAGACATGTATTGAACTCTCTCCCTCTCAGATCGAGAAGAGAGAACTGCGTAAGATTGTTGTAGAGATCTCAAACATTGATGACTCTGAGCTGCTTACGGAAGAAGCATCTAATCTGTTTACAGAAGTACGCAATTGGATTACTAAGAGTGCATATCTCCATTCTTATGATTCGTATGCTATCCTTGAGGCAGTTAAAGAGGATATCGTAGATCTCGTACTGAGACAAGACAAGGTTGATGCAAATGAACCTGATGGATTAGATGATCTGATTGGTGATATCAACAACAAGATGTCTCATATCCAAGACTATGTAGAGAATGATGGATCACTCTCTCCAATTGAAGTAAAGCAGTGGAACGATATGTATACCGATCTTGGAAAGATGAGAGGTGCTCTTACTAAGGGACAGCTCTTTACCCCAAGTAAGTATATGGTAAACTCATACGAAAACTCTAACGTAGAAGCTCAATAGAACAACCAATAGTACTACTCCATGTGGGGTAGTACTTCTTATTATCTTTTTTGGGCATATACAATAGAAATGAATAGTGGAGGCTACATACCATTACGTAGTCATTTCTTAACTTTAGAGGAGGAACATCACATGGCAGCTTTTGGTAGTTATGGAAATCAGAATCAGGTATCTCCTACACTGTATGGATACTCGTTGTTCAACAAGGAGTCTACTGTTGATAAGACAATGATGTCGTTCAGTATGTGGAAGACAACGATCAAGTTGGCTATCTATCCGCTTATTGAATCAGATGATGATCAGATCAAATATGATCGTAAGAATGGTATTGCTATCTACCTTACACCTCAGAAAGCTATGATGTTTGCCCAGCTTCTTAAAGAGTTCCGTGATAAGTGGCAGACTGATGATCTCAAGAAAGTTGACAACAGTGGAATCGTGTCTGGACAGAGCCTTATTGCTATCTGTTCTCCTCAGTTCTTCAATAAAGATCCGAAGAAGGTTGGTCCTTCAATCATTATTCGTCGAGTAACAGAAGACGGTCATGTAGAAGCATCTTATGCATATGAGTGCAAGATTGGTTTCTATAACGCAATTAAAGACTATGATGAAAAGACTGGCAAGTACAAGCAGGACTTTGAACAGTTCAACAATGTAGAGCTTGATACTATCATCATGCAGCTTGAGTCTTACTTCTCTGCTATGACTAATACCATTGCATTCACTGTAGCAGAAGCTATGTATCCGACTCTTGATAAGATCGCATCTAAGCTTGGTGTAGATCTCAACTCCAACTACAATGGTGGATCTTATAAGAGCAACAGCTACTTCAACAACAATAGTGGTTCCTCCCACTCTAATACATCAAGCAATCCTGGAACAGCAGGATATACCACAGGAAGTCTCGAAGGATTGCTCTCTAGCTAATCCTCTATAGCATAATACAGAATAGAAGAGAACAGCTGTATTTCTCAGCTGTTCTTTTTTTTTTTATGGTGATCTTTAATGGCACAAAGAGACAAGCTTATCTTCGTAGACTTTGACGTACTGTTTGATACTGCCCATGCATCTGCTAAGTATATACTCAAGAAGTATCCTAAGTCTAAGTATATACGGAAAGATGCATATGAATGGACACCATACTTCTTTAGATGTAAGATTCTCACAAGAGAGTCTTTCAATCCTATAGAGATGCTTCTCAAAGAAGAGTATGTAGATCAAGCAGACTCATTGTATGAAGAATTAAGAAGCAGACATTGGGGTGAGATACTAGCTAAGTCACCACAGACTGATATAGTTAAGCTCATCAATAGTAGCTATGGAGACTATGGATACACCATCCACGTCAACTGTAGTAGACTAGAAGAACAAACTTTTATAGAGAGACTAAAACAAGATTGGCGTGCTGAAATGGATATAGATAACGCTAAGAAGTACTTCTCTCTATTCGTATATAATATGGATACACTGATGGATAGAGTTAGCAATATAGATGGGAAGAGTCTGTATATCTACTACCATAAACCCAACTTTGTTAACTTCAAAGAGAGATTGCTTAAGGAGTCAGTCCTTCCATTAGGTATGAGTAATACAATAGCATTCATAGAGCCATATCGTGGGTTTGAACTGCCCGATGATAGCGATATGACTCCAAATGATATGGAGGTAGATGTAAATGACAATGTCACAGGGATCAGCATCTGAAGTAAAAGTAGTAACCAATGTAGTATCGGAAGATGCCCTGAGAGAGGCACAGCTCCGTGCATTGAAGATCTTTGCAGATGCTGTATCTTGCACTTATGGTCCTATGGGAGGATATACTGCATATAGTCTTAGAGATACAAACTCTAACCTCAAGGCTGTTATGCATAACTATACCAAAGATGGATTCACTGTTCTCAAACATGTGGATGTAGATAAGCCGATTGAATCCCTCATTAAGGATGAGATCCGTGATATCTGTACTCAGGTTATCAAGAAGGTTGGTGATGGTACCACATCTGCAACCATGATGTCGTACTACCTCTTCCAGCGTCTGTATGATATCCATCGGAATGCTGGTGCTCCGAAGCGGGCTATCATTCGTACCTTCAAAGATATCATCAAGAAAGGTAGAGAACTTATCATCAAGAGTGGTCGCCAGGCTACTGTAGATGATATCTATAACATCGCTCTTACTTCTCTTAATGGTAATGAAGAGATGGCAGAGATCATCAAGAAGATCTATGAAGACTCCGGTATGGACGTATTCATCGATGTTGCTATCTCGAATACAACGGATACAGTGGTTAAGACCTTCAACGGTATGACCTATGAGTCTGGATACATTGATCCTGCATTCGTAAACAATCCGGTTGATCAGACATGTGAACTTATCAATCCGAAAGTATATGTGTTTGAGTCTCCGATCGATACTCCTGATATGATCAACAACGTACGTATGATCCTTGACCAGGAGACCTTTGGGCCTGTATCTGAGATGCAGAAAGCAATGCAGGCTAAGAAGGAGTATAAGGGTCCTCGTCCTCGTGCTGTTGTCATTATTTCTCCGCACATCTCTCGTGATGCTAACTCTTATATTGATTCTCTCATCAGCCAGTTTACCTCAGTTCCCGTAGAGAATCGCTTCCCGATCTGCTTGGTCACCAACATTGCAAATGATAACAACTATCTGACTGATATCATGAACATGACTGGTGCTAAGTTCATTAAGAAGTATATTGATCCTAAGGCATACGAGAATGATAAGGTTGTCAACCTTGCTCCTACTGATAAGAATATCACCACATTCGGTGGAGAAGCAGAGAAGGTTGTTATTGATGCTCTTAGCACTCGCATCATCAACCCGAAGAACATGTTCGACAAGGATGGAAACCGTACAGAGTTCTTCACCAACTATCTTGAGCAGCTTGATGTACTTCTTAAGAAATATGAAGAGACTCGTGAAGAGCTTGTTAAGATTGGTAACCTCAAGCGTCGTATTAACGTACTCAAAGCCAATATGGTAGAACTCTATATTGGTGGTATTGGTATTGCTGATCGCGATTCTCTCAAAGACTCTGTAGAGGATGCAGTACTGAACTGCCGCTCTGCTGCTAAAGAGGGTGTTGGTTATGCAGCCAACTATGAGGGTCTCAAGGCATTCAATCGTATTGATCAGGAAACCTTTGAGGTTAAAGCAGCTATTGAAGACAAAGAGGATGCTACAGATGCAGAGAAGTATAACTCGACTCTTCAGTATACCATTAGCTCTGCTATCCTCCGTTCTTATGTAGAACTCTGCTCTGCTATCTATCTCCCATACTATGATGGAAACAAAGAGCTTGCTACAAAGACAGTACTTGCCTCTCTTACGTTTGATCCGACTCAGTACAATCTCAAAGAACAGTGCCCACTCAATATCATCACTGAGACATTTGATGGCAAGGTTCTTACATCCATCCAGACGGAACCTGTAATGCTCGATGCTATTGCTCGTATCATTACTCTCCTCTTTGATACGAACCAGTTCATTGTACCTGACCCGAGATTCAATGTATACTCCATGGATGCAGTATCTGAGGGGTACCAGAACTCTCCTGAGACAATGGTAGTAGATGCTACCAAGAAGAAGGAAGAGAAACCTGAGTCTGTTCCTGTAGAAGAGTTCCTCAAAGAAGAGGATAAGAAGGAAGAGTAAGTTTTTACAACATTAAATACATAAAGGTATATGTATTCTATCAATTTTGTGATGTCCTCTATTCAGTGTCGGTAGACTACTAAGTCTACCGACTATATCTTTTACTTTAGAGGGAAGGAAGAGATGATAGTATGGAAATGACAATCAGTGATTATCTGAAGAATCCCGCTGGTGGTAGAAACCACATGCTTGGTCAAACAGATATGGCCAAGGCTATTTACACAGATAAGTTCAACAAGATGATGCTCAAGTATGCTGGTAAGATCAAGTACTTCCTCTTTAAGAAGAATGATGATACCAGATACGTTATGCTCATCAAACTTCCATCTGAGACTATAGAGAATCTAACCTACGATGTGGTGTTAGACTTCTATACCAAGGACGATGTAAACCTCAAACCTACAAACCTAAACAAGTATTACGTAAGATTCTTCTCGAATGATCCCAACTTTACCTATACATACGCTTATGCGTTCAATAAGAATAAGATGGTAGTACCAGAACTAGTTGGAAAGCTTAGTCCTGAGTCTGTAAAGAAAACCCCTCAGGTTACTAATCCAACTACTACCTCTGGCTACGTTAAATCCATATATGTGGCATACTTGTTCTTTGAAATGAAAGGATTCATGAACAAGCTCAACTGGATGGATGCACAGAAGTTCACGTCCTCTGCGCTGAATGAGTTGGTTATGCCATGTAATAAGAAGATCACTCAAACCAATGATATGAAGAAGATACAGTCTGCTACCAAGAAAGGTAGTATGACCATAGCAACTGGAGATGAGGATGCTGGCCATCTTAGATTTAAGGCTAATGGAGCAACTCATATGTCTAAGATGGTAGATAAGGTCAAGAGATCAAACTCTATGATATCTAAAGCAAGCACTGTAAAGACTGTATCTAAAGTACGTAAGATTGGTAGAAAGTAGTAAACTGTTTATCAGCGGTATACTATAGAAATATAAAGGGAAACTACTAGTAGAGGAAGAGGAGAAAACTCATGTATGAAGAGAGTGTAGAGAACGAGTTTGATTTGTCCTATCCGAATCAGCGCTTTTATGCTCCTAGATTCATATTGGACCGCTCACTTTACAAACCAGGTCAGAAGATACAAGTTGTAGACTTTGTAAATACTGGTCTGTACAAACAGGGGGATCAAGTCACACTTCATAACTCGGCTATCAATAGTCAGATAAACTTAAAACAAACTAGCTTACCACAAGATGCATATCAGCCACCGATTGATATGTGGACACCACAATCTACAGAAGAGAGAATCTTCACTCATATAAGAGGAGCTATCATAGCACCAGTACATCGTCTATTCGGTATGCCAGATGATGATGAAGCTAATAACATGATAGACTACTTCTACGTGACTGCTAAACGGTGCTATAACTCTGATACGAAGATGAAAGATGGGAAACTTTCCATTGGCTTCAGAGATCATTGCACAAACTACATGAACTACTTTGAACGGTTCTATGATAAAGAACTGCAGCTTCTTAGTCTCTATGCTCATATCAAGTATATGATAGACTGCGAGACAGATAGCTATTCTCTCGATATGTTCCTCCATGATCTATGGAAACACTTTATCAATCCAAATGCATCTTATCAGTCTCAGTACCTAAACTATCAAATCGATAAGATGAACATCGAGCAGTATAACCTAGAACTGAACTACAAGAACAATAAGTCTCCCGTACTTGAGTATACTGATTATCATGCTAAAATCATGCTGAAGATATCAGTCATGCAGAACATGATGATTCCTATGCTCGCTCATTTCATCATCAAGAAGAAGGTTCCTGCTGGTGAGATCAAGAACGTACTACTGAAATCATTTGACCTGTTATTCCAGGCATCTAAGATGATCTATAACATAGATCTCATCTCTAAGATCTTTGAGACTACGTTCTCAAATGTATCTAAGAACACTACTAGCAATGCAGTACTTTGGGATATGCAGAATATACGAGGTAGAAACTCTACTACTCATTCATCTGAAACTGTAGAGAATATCATTATGCAGATCATACCCAAGTACACTTATGATAAGAATATTATCCACTTCAACTACAACGCAATCAATAGGGATATCAAGTTCAGAGTTACAGATGTACCATACGAATATTCCTTCGTAGTACTCTCTTCATCTGTACGAGACGATGATAACAACTCAGAATGTGATAAGTTTGAAGCACACGCTGCTAAACTTAATGAAGCTATCCTGATTCAAACATTGGTCAACTGTTCTACTACAATGGAAAGAATAGAGATCAAGTACGGACCATTCGATGAGAATGAGATAGCATTTTACTATGAGCAGATGTCTCGTGGGGGAAAGATAGTAGTAAACTCTTTACAGAAGACATTGGTAACCTATCTGTTTGCTAAAGAGTTTGATGATCCTCAGTCTGCTAAGATTGTCAATGTACGTCAGTATATTATACTGATCATTGCTGCTAGAAGGCTATTAGAGTCTTATAACCTGTTCCAGCTTCCTTATATGGTTGGTGGAAAGGTTAACCGAATCGTTACCCGTAAGAATATCAACAAAAAAGAATTGCAGAAGATAGAGGCATCTAAGTACTATCCACTCATTCACGATAAGTATAATAACGTGAAGATAGAACAAGATGTCATTCTCGCTCTGATCGCACAGATACTTTCATCCGAGTTCCAAACCATTGACTACTACAACCAAGAGAACAATGGGTTGATAATCAATGTGGTACCAGATATTGTATCTGAAGAATTGTGTAGATTTGTTATGTTAATCTGACAGACTAAAAGAGGGATACGGATATACCGTATCCCTTGTCTTTTTTGTATTCATATCGTAGTAAGAAGATCTCTTACCTCATAAAATCTAAGAAACTCTGATAACTTGTTTGGAGTCCACGATGTACTAGATACATCAGTTTGTGGAGAGTCATCAATGAATACTGCGAAGTCTTCAAGAAGACTGTTCCTCTCCATTCCTACATACTTTCTCAATCTAATAAGATCCTGAGCAATACCCTGTAGTTCTTCTATCATTGACTTAACAAATGAGATCTCTTCTTCTGTTATATCTGAATCTCTCTTCTGTAGCTCTAGTGTACATAGATACAGATACTTGAATAATTTAACAAAGTCTTTCGTTTTGTTCTTGTAATGCTCTTCATAACTCAGTAGTTCCATATATACCATCTCTCCTTTCTTGTATATTATAGTGTAAACACAACTTAGACAAACCCCACTATATCTATATACTATATATCTGAAATGAATCGCATATACATGGGGAAGTATGGTGTTACAAAGTAAGAATTTGATGACAAAAAATAAACCAAACTCCTGTACAGTTTGGTTTTGTAAAATAAAGATGTGTTGTTCTTGCTTATGGTTATATGGTTATCTAAGGTATATGGTTTCTATATCTTTTGCGGCTAATATTGCTGCGTTTCTGTACTCTTCGTATCTGTCACATACATTAGAGTCTTTGAAACCATATAGAGGATATGTGCTGTTATAATACTCCATGATGAGCTTTACAACAGGATCACCCTCTTGCTTCTGATAATCTATATTTATCATAAGCAATAGTCCTCCTTTCCTAGATTGAAAGGAATCTGTACAGGTCATCCTTTCAAGTATATAATATACGACTAAGAAAAGAGACTATTACATCCCATACTCATTAGAGTATGGGATAATTTCTATTTGAAAAGGAGTTTTACTAAAATGAGACTTTGGAAATCTAAGCTAGCAAAGATGGGTATCATTGATGGTATTGAAGAAATCATTGGAGAAGAGTATGATAAGACTAGTACGTCTATTGGTTATTCCATATACGTACTAAACTGTGTAGATACTTATACCATCCTTACAAACTATCCAGAGATAATGGACAATGATATCTCTAATAATCTTTCTGCTACACTTATGGATGCAACTTCTAAGAAGCATCCATTTGCTGAAGGCAAATACATATGGGATGGAGACTATAGAACAGAGGATAAGAATATTCAAGTTCGATATATCTTATTCAATCCCTACAATCTTGGACACAAGTATGGTAGAGTATTGGCTATACTGTTAGCAGATCATCCTGATGAATCTGATTATCCAAGATTCAATAACATCATACTCTTGGATAATGTGGATATATCCAAACCTTTGTTAGATCAAACTCTTGCTAAATGTAAGAAGGATATGATCAAAGCAAAGAAGTGGAGAGATAAGAACAAAGAAGAGAGTACTATTATGGGTAGAAAGAAGTATAACAAGAAGTTTGTAAGGAAAGAAGCTGTCTAAAATGATAAATGATAAGATAGCTGTATATATCAAAGACAACTTTCTACCAAGTGTCCAATCCTTTTATAAGAACATAGAACCCTTCTACAATAATCTAAAGATAGATATCAATAGATGTGCTATAAACCAAAGAAATTGGAGAATGTATATAGTTGATCTAGGAGGCAATGGTAGACACCGAAACATACGGAAAGCTATACACCTTATGACTAAAAATGAGAATACACTGATTAATGTTATAAATGGCAAATCTAGTGTCGTCATGGAGTATAGAATTCGTGAGAGGTTAACTGTATATGATGGAGATAATATAAAAGGATGAAATGAGGACCTATGAAAAATATAAACAGTACCTGTTATCCCCCAAATAAGAAAGAGAAACTAATAGACTATATTGACGTAACAGATAGTATCTCCATCAAATCTAATGGACCTATGCTCCTTATTGGTGGTAGAGGTAACCTCGATGGAGAGATTAGTCAATATAAATTGGATATATCATTTGACTTCAAAGAGATGACAAAAGATGAACGCAAATCTGCAAGATGCTTTAAGGGAACAACTACATAGACTATTCCCAGAAGCTAAGGATGCAAGTGGTAAGAGAGAGGTTACAATCAATTGTCCCCTATGTGAAAGGGAAGGAAAACCTGACCATGGAAGGCACATGTATATCTCTCTCGGATTTGATGATAAGCCCCCTATGTATAACTGTTTTAAGAGTACAACTCATAGGGGGATTTTATCACAATCGTTCCTAGAGGAGTTTTCCAAGCATTCCCAGTACATCGACACTGAATTGATGGAAAATCTCGAAAAAGAGAATAAGAGGGTCTCTAATTTAGGCGCATATCGGCTAAATAGGAACAAGCAATATGGGTTTTTCATACTACCCTCTCAAAATAATGCACTTTCTGAAGCAAAATTAAGATATATCAACAATCGCTTAGGATTGGTATTAAATTATCAAGATCTTAAAGAGAATAAGATCATTCTAAACATAAGTGATCTATTGAAGTATAACAACATTCAGACCGCCACGCGGTCTGATTATATCATGAACTTCCTTAATACTTATTTTTTAGGATTCATGACTAATACCAATGGGTCTATCATCATGAAGAACATATCTGATCCGAAGAAGGTACAACTTCCTGAATCTATAAATAGTAGATATATAAAGTATAACTTGGTAGATAATGCTATATCTGGGTATTACGTTATACCCAGTAATGTAGATCTAGCATCTCATATCAATATACGGATAGCAGAGGGTACATTCGATATATTATCCGTATTCTATCACTTGTGTAATCAAGATAGGTTAAACAATATCTATCTAAGTATAGGTGGCAATGCCTATCTAAGTGCCATAAAGTACTTTGCTACTTCTATTGGAGTAGTAAATGCTACTTATCACTTGTATATAGACAACGACATCCCTGGGTATATCTTACCACAGATAAAGGATATAATATCTCCACTACATGAGGTGTATATTCATATCAATGCATCTCCAGGAGAGAAAGACTTTGGAGTACATCCCTCTAGGATATCTGAATATGTATACAAGTTATAGAGTATCGGACAAAAAATAAACCAGACTCCCATACAGTCTGGTTTGAATTTGGAAGAGATCCTCCGATCTGAGTATATATCGTCTAGGATACGATACTGGCTTCTATGTCTGTGATATCCATAGCAGCCAATATTGCACTTTTACGAAACGATTCATATCTGTCACATACTTTCGGTTCATTAAGTGCATACAATGGGTATTTATCATTGTATTCATCTACCATTAGGTTTACTAATGGAGTGATATCCTTACCTTGATAAATAATCATAGGTTCTCCTCCTTTTTGAAGATTGAAGAGGGTCTGTATGGGTTATCCTCTTCAAAGATATAATATATAACCAAAAAGAAGGAACAATCATCCCATACTCTAATGAGTATGGGAACTTTCTTTATAGAATTTATAAACTATCTAACAAAAAATAAACCAGACTCCCATACAGTCTGGTTGGTCGTATTATATTAGTATCTTCTAGATACATCTAAATTGCTATGAGAATGAAAAGAATTATCTTTCCATAATCTGGTTCATGTCATAAGCAGCCTGTTCGGCTAATCTTTTGACACTGGCGTATTTGCTTGGATTAGGTTGCGTGAACAACCTTAATCCATATCTTTCATCATACTCATGGATCATTAGATCCACTAATGGTGAAAGCTTTTCGCCATAGATTTTTTCAATCATAGCAAAAGTTCTCCTTTCTTTATATTGAAGAGGGTCTGTATGGGTATCCTCTTCAAAGATATAATATATAACTAGAAAAGAGAACTATTCCCATACTCTAATGAGTATGGGATATAATTTTTCCAATGGAGTAAAGAGTGTAAGAGATATGATACAACCTATACAGAATGTATTTATAACTGCAATAGATTGGGGAACCAGGTTTCCTGTTACGATGTATAACTCATATGGTAGATTCTACAATATAGGATGGCCATCTTCTATCTATAACGAATCTAAGATGTACTTTGATAAGAAGATATCAGACTGTAATCTTGTGCTATCTTATATTAAGAGTGCTAAGAAGTATGATGGTAAGAAGTCTAGAAGAAAGAGATATAATCTATGGAGAGATAAGATCATACTTATGAGGGATAAGATACCATATAACAAGTATGACTGGTTTCTCATACGGTATGATATACTATCAGATATAATAGTGGGGATGCTTCCTCCATTAAGTATACTAGCACTAGAAGACCAGCCTATATTCTACACTGATAGCTATGATAGAGTTCAACCAAGGGATGATTCTTGGTTGTCTGATATGAGAATAGATATACTATTCGCATTGATAGTAGCTAAAGTTAATGAACTAGGAATAGAAGTAGTTAGAGTATCTCCACTATATACTTCTGCTACCTGTCCTATGTGTGGTAACGTAGACAACAACAATAGAAACAAGTTTCAGCATAAGTATTGCTGTAGTAGATGCGGTACTGTTATGAATGATGATGGATTAGCAGCGCTAAATATCTACAATAAGGCATATGAACAGAAGTTTGGTACCAGTATACCACAAACATTATATGGAGATACCAGAAAGATAGTCTCACTGCACCATCAGGCTAAGTATATAGATATACCTCACTCTGATCTAGAGAAAGAGACCATATATCCTATAATAACCTATAGCAGTCTTATAGACGACATAAAAAGAGATATAGCAAACTTATAGAAGAAGGTTGTACTGCAACCTTCTTTCTTTTTTCTAATCCAAGCCTACTCCATCACATCTTAATAACATGGCAGATTAGGAGGGTTAACGTATGGGTTTCTCTAATACCTCATATAGAGATACAGCTGATAGTATCATTAGTGCATATCAACAAAAGTTTCAAAAAGCTGTACCATATTACAAGTTTACTGATAAGAAACCTACAACTGTTGATTATTGGAATCTTAGTACCACACGTACTACTTTTGACCTAGCAACTGAACAAGCGTATGATCAATTAGGAGAAGAATCTCCATTACGGTTCAATAAGATCAAGTCTTTCCAGATCTATGGATTGACCAAGATGCATATTGATCTTCAGATTGGAGAATTTGGGCCAGAGTCTTCTCCTATTGAGGGAGATGCCTATATACTTCCTAATACGATCATCCCATCGGCAGATGATTACTTCACCATCAAGTCGTTGTATGGTGATGATGCCAAGATGGTATTCAGGGTAACAGAGGTTCAGAAAGATACCATCGACAATGGTGGAAACTTCTATAGGATCCATTATATCTTAGACAGACCAGATATGGATGCTATCAAACATCTCAACCGTCAAACTGTTAAGGTGTTTGAATACATGCCTGGCAATGTAGGAACCAACTTTGTCACATTAATGGAAGACAAAGACAAGGCTGCCTTGGATACACTTGCAGACATGATTGGAACCCTTAGGCAGTTCTATATCGATATCTTCTACAAGAAGAATATCCAAACCTTTGTCTATCTATACAATGATGACTATTTGGTCTATGATCCATACCTTGTAGAGTTCCTTATTAGGAATAAGATCATGTATAGTTCTACAGATTCTTATCTATACTTATCTCAAGCTACATTCAGGTCTAGCACATTCTCTGTGGAGTATGCTAGAACATTGTTCCTCAACTTTGAAGAGAATGACCATGAACTTAGTTTGAACACAGCATATCCGATAAGAATCTGTGATCCGAATAGCTTATTGGTAGATAGACTAGAGGAATACTTTGAGTTATCTATCTTGAAGCAGAACTATTCATTCTGTCATCCTATCAACTTCTTAGATATGGACCTCTTTGACCGTATAGTCAATGGAGAACTATATGACGAGGAAGATATCAACAATCCTATCTATAGAAACATCATCATTGGCTATATGAAGGATGGATTAAACTATCATGTCTCCAAAGCATCATTAGATTCTGTAAGAGATATCGATTATCGTCCTAGCCATGAGCTGTTCTATGAGATTCCGTTGCTTATGTTTGTCATGACCAAGATACTCTTGGATGGTATGACTGATAAGAGTAAGGATGATACATGGGATGTACAGAATAAGTGCTATATGACACGAAAGTGAAGACACATTAATAATCCACGATGAGGAGGATATATAATGTCTCAAGCAGTAGATGAATACCTTCTTGAAGATATGAGGAAAGATGAGAACGATGAACTCATGTTCTCTCTTGGACTCGATGAAGAGGGGTTCATGATTGATACAGTAGCATGCTATGATGAAGAGGCAGATATCTACCCAGAAGATCAAGGCATGCTGTTCCCACAACCCATTAGAGAAATTTCCTGAGAAAGGAGTTATCTAAACAATGAATGCAGAAGATATGGTAGATGGACACTATGATGAGGACCTGATGGAAGATCCTCTCATGGCTATTGTGGATAAAGATCTCGATGACGAAGATGAATCTGAAGAAGAGCTTCTTCGTGGAGATCTCGCTGATTCTGATATGATCGATATTGTAGCAGAAGAGGATCCGCTCAGTCCTATAGACATTGTTGATCAGGTCGATATGATCGATTAACAAAACATTGCAATAAAATTTTATCCGACTACAAAGGAGAAGGTGTATTTAGTATGGCAATGAAAAAGATCGTTGACGTAACGTGCGATCAGCCGTTTGTTATTGGTTATAGCTCTTTCGCTGGTATCTGCAAGGAGATCGTCCTTGATACAGATGCTATCCTCAAATGCCTTGAGAACAAAGCAAAGGTTGCTGAAGTTCTTGCTAATGGTGCTCGTGTTCCGCTCCATTTTGGAAACTTTGATTCTGATAATGGTCCGTCTGCTGTTACTCAGGATGCTATTCTTGAGACCGATGTTGAGGGTCAGCCGCCTGTTAACGTAGAGGTTATCACCAGCGCTGCTAAGAAGACAGCTGCAGCTCCTGAGGTTGTTGAAGTAAACAACACCGAAGTTGAAGTTATCAAGGGCGAGGAAGTTGCTGAGCAGCCGAAGGTTGTTGAAGAGAACGTCGAGCCACTTGAAGGTAAGAGCGATGTCGAAGTCAACGCAAAGCATGAAGAAGAGGCTCCCGAGGGCATCGAGAAGAAAGAGTCCAAGAAGAAAAAGAAATAAGATCATTCTTAATTCATACATGAACCTAGGGATTGAGTTCCCTAGGTTCTTTACATGTCTTACATTCCAATAATATAATGGCTTATGTGAGGGGTGTATATAAGTGAGTAACAAAAATGGAATGGGAGACCTCATTGGATGTATTATCTGTGAGGAAACTCGTACAGATATAGAGTTCAAGATCACTGGTGAGAATAAGAATGGTTTCGTCATTGCAGAAGGCATTCTGCAAGAAGCGGATGAGATCAATAGAAATAGACGCTATTACCCTGTAGAAGAGATTACTGCTGCTATTATGAATCCCCGTCAGCAGGAACTTGTATCTACTGGTAACTTTAAGGGTGAAGCAGGACATCCATTGGATAAATCTCTTGCTCGACAGCAGAAGATTGATCCTCAATGTGAACAGATTTGGTATACTAAGCTTTGGATGGATGGTCCCTATGTTATGGGACACTTCAGAGGAACCAATAATGACCTCGGTCGTTCATTGAACGATGACCTTAAAGATGGACAGAAGCCATCTGTCTCTCTTAGAGCACTCGGTTCTCTGCTGAATGAGAATGGTAGAGCTACTGTACGTAATATGCAGATTGTTACGTATGATAGAGTATACTTCCCATCACACTCTAAGGCTTATATGACTAAGCTTGTAACCACAGAGTCTGCTGGTTCGGATGGTATTAAGAAGTATATCATCGATGAAGGGTCTAATATGTTCTCCAAACAGAAGGAAGTAGACTTCCTGTCTGAGCATGGAAACAGTGTAGATACCAATGATAACTTCATTGCTCCTCTTACTCAGAATGAGATCAATAACTTCATTCTCAGTGAGTCTAGCAACATCCGTTCAGTACTGAACTCTTTTGATATCTTCTATGAGTCTATGGAATATGATCCGTATAATCGTACGGTTAGTATGAAGACACGTCTAGGCGATACGATTCATTTGAATCTCGAGACTGCTGTATCTCGAGAGATCATGAATGGAATCTCGGACTTATTTTAACTACATAAGTTCATAAAGGGAGTATAGCGCAGTGGCTATACTCCATATCTTTATCTAAAACTGAGTAGATCATCTTATAAAGGATATTTGTATCACTTAGGGAGGTTCTATACATGTTATACGTAAAGAGAGGATCAGAAGATAGCTATTCGCCAACAGATCTACCAGTAAACGTATTTGCCGTTGAAGGTGCAGATGGCGCTGGTAAGACTCAGTCTATCTCTATGATAAAGAAGTGGTTAGAAGAGACCAATATCAATACAGAAGTTCATCTCTTGTCCCTTCCATCTGCTAATCATGCAGAGTATAAGGCTATTAGATCCTATCTTGATATTCCAAATAAGACTAGTCACGAGAGTATGATTATGCAGTTTAAAATGCTGCTCAATATGAAAGCAGCATTTAATGATCTCACTAGAGATATCATCCATAATGACTCTAGAAGGCATATAGTACTTATGGATAGATCTGCATTGTCTACAGTTGCTTATAGTATCTTAGAGAACAATGGCTTGAACATGGCACTCTATACAGAGTACTGTAGCTATCTTATGCATAATAAGTATAAAGTACGTGTATCGGAGATCCTGAAGTGTATGGCTGATACAATCAATATGGAAGAACTCCCATTAGATACTCCTACATCTAAGGGATATCCTATCTGGCCATATGAGCTTCTCCATTATATCTATAAGAAGCTGTTGGTTAATGAGAGATTGGATGGTAAAGCCGTATGTAATAAGTATTCTATCCATTCTGCCTATATTGTACCAGATATCACATTCATCATAGATCCAGGTACTAAGATTCTAACCTCTCATTGTGAAGCCAGAGTAAAAGAGTTAGAAGATAAGAAGTTAGATCCTAATACTAAGACTAAACGCTTTATAGATACTAATGATGTGGACCTAAATAAGGTGTTGTATGTAAACAAGCTGTACAATAGTCTATTCAACAGCATTGATAGCTGGTATACGACCCTTAAGAATAGCAATAGAGACAACCTCCTTCGTAAGGATATAAGACCTCTTGTAAAGATAGAATGCAAAGATGGAAGATTGGAAGAACAGGCTATATACGATGAGATGATCAAGGATATCAAGTATCATATCTCAGACCTACATGACTTCCAGAACGCTAAAGGGAACAGTAGACAATAAAAAAGAAAAGGAGAAAGAGGTTAATCCTCTTTCTCTGTTCTCTATGCTAATACCATTCTAGGCTTATCTATGATAGATGAGATTACTACAGTTACTGGATCAGATTCTCTATCTGATGACTTCACCATATACATGTAATTGCTACACTCATCTACTGCTCTCTGTAAAGTGGTTGTTATAAGATAGATATCTTGCCATTCACCATTTCTAGTCATAGGACAAGTATACCTCTGTCCTAGAGAGGTATTGTATTCTAGGTCTATATTCTTACAAGATCTGAATAGACCAGATAGATCATCATTCACTATCTTATTTAGACACATCTCTATCTTCATTCCTGGGCTTAATACACTTCTGTATACACTCTCAGGCCAATCTGGTTTATGAGCTATAGGAGGAGAACACTTTATTGCTGTATCAAAGTCTACCTCTACTAATTCTCTCTTCAGTACTTCCTTGTTATTCATTATAAACTGTATTACCCAGTCTCTGTTTATATTCTCTATAGCCATCATATACTTCTTAGATGGGTTAAGATAGTCTATATACTGATCACAGTGGGATAGCTCATGTATTACTGTATTCATAATCACTGCGTTTACTTGGTCATCTCTTATTGCTTTCATTCTAAGGCAATGGGTGAAGATATTGAATAGGTTGATATCTATTCTAGAGAATACTTGCTGTCCTAATACAGTTCCTGCATGTATGTGGTCTTTAGGACCAAAGGTTATATTAGTTGCTTTAAAAGTGGGATTGATAACTCCATTACAAAGTACGAAAGTCTTTACAGCAAACTCAGCAAACTTACTGTATTTGGACTCCATCTCTTCTATAATCTCTTTATTAGTTCTTCTCATATATACAAGTACCACCCTTTCATGTTTATAGTATGCAGTTGAATAGTGAGTTTGAATTATATACTATATAGATGAAAGGATGTGATTAAACATGGTTGAAGAGATTATGTTTGAAAAGCTTAAGAAGGATACCCTCATTTTAGAGGAGAATGCAAGAGAATTGAGTTCTCTTATAGAAGAAATTAGAGGGTTGTCACGCAATGCTGCAGCAGAGCAGGATGTTTCATATGAACTAGAGAGGTCAATCAATGTAATTGTAGATACTTTAGATCATATTGTTGGAGACAACTTGGCGCATGTTGTCATGTACGACAAGAAGTACAATGAAACAAAGCATAAGGCTGGCCTCGACAAAGACATCGAACAACTCTGCGAATCGTACAAAGATTGGACTATAGGAAAAACCTATAAAGGGTCAATCTAAAGGGAAAGGAAATAAACTGTTATTCATATGGGTAGCGGTTTATTTTTTGTCTCATAATCCTAGCTGGCGACATCGAATTAAAGTCGTCAGCAAAGGATGTGATATTGTATGGGAATAGTATTGCCGTCTGCTATGCAGCCAGTCAATCTAAATTCTCAATCCACACCACAGAATGTTAACCCACCAATGGTAGAGATTCCTAACTCTACCATCTATTACCATAAATCAACCACCAATAAGTCTTTTATAGAGATGAGTAACTACTTGAGGGCTATTGGTGTTAAGAACCATCGTTTTATGCTTGCTCTATTGGATCCAGATCTAGCAAAGATAGATCCGCATGATCCTAATCTGAATACAGCATATAAGATGAAAGTTCTTCAAGAGTGTAGGGTTAACTTCTGGTACTACTTAAGAGAAGTAGTACGAGTTCCATCATCTGGTCCTCCGTCCCCATTCCAGCTGAATAGAGGTAATATGGCATTCTTGTACTTAGCTACAATGAATATCAATACCATACTACTGATGCCTCGTCAGACTGGTAAGACCATTGGTGCAGCATGTTTCTATACCTACGTATATAACTTTAGAACACAGAACTCTCAGATCTCTCTGTTGAACAAGGAGTTCAAAGACTCTAAAGAAAACTTATCTCGTATAAGAGCTATACGAGATCTGTTGCCTACATATCTTAGATTCGACGCTGTATTCTCTATCGTCAATGGTAAGAAGACCAAAGTTCCTAATACAGCAATCTATATGGAGCATGCTGTTAACCATAATAAGCTTAGAACCTATGCTAAAGCACGAAATGAGTTAGCAGCTGCTAACCTGCTTCGTGGTCAGACCTTCCCGTTACTATGGGTCGACGAGTATGCATTCGTTCCTTATATGAAGATTATATATGGTAACATGCTACCAGCTATGAGTAAGGCTGTTGAGATAGCCAAGAAGAACAATGTCCCATATGGTATCCTATATACTACAACCCCAGGCTTCTTAACTACAGAAGAAGGTAAGTATGCATATAAGGTTATCAACAATGCTACAAAGTTCAATGAGGGATGGTATGATCTAACTTATCCACAGATTATAGATCTTATCACTTCTAATAGACTATCAACCTTTGTTCATCTTCAGTTTACTTACCAAGAACTTGGATACTCTGAAGAATGGCTCTATGACCAGGCCAAGGGTGCCGAATGGGATTGGCCTCTTATCAGACGTGAGTACTTGTTAGAGTGGTCTGATGAATCTGAGAATAACCCATTCACCAAAGAAGATCTTGATACAGTAAAGAAGTTCTGCAAGAATCCTAAGAAGACTTTCCTTATCTTCAATAAGTATGAATTGAAGATCTTTGAGGAGATTCCTCTTAAGAGTAACTTGATTCCTAAGTATCCACCTATCATTGGCGTTGATCCATCTGGTGGTGTATCTAAAGACTCTTCGTGCTTAACTTTTGTAGACTCTAGAACTACTCGAGTATTTGCTGAGTTGAGGTGTAATACTATCTCTCTCATAGAACTTGCTAGAGTCATAGAGTATATAGTCATCAATATGATGCCGAATGCTATAGTCAATATAGAGCGTAATGGAGTAGCGACAGCAATCTCAGCGTAGAGAGCGATCTTTACGTTTCAACAGTGTTAATTGCTTTGACAGAGGGTTAGAGCCATCATGCTACAACGTAATCCGAAAGGATAAGCGTGATAGATTAAAAAGTTGATGGATTTCCTCACTTTAGCAGCGAAACTCCTAAGTATGTATATATGGAGTACGTTCAACGATCAGCCCTTGACGAGGGAATGTAGAACTGCAAGCAAATGGCAGAAGAAAAATCCTGGCCTCATATTATATATGAGGATGACAAATGATCTCTTCACGTCCTGTAATGGGAGTGCTTAGGAATCGACCTAGGGATAAGAGTTGCGCCTTATCTAAAGACAAAGGTTACGGTTTATCGGTTATAGCAAAGCTCAAAGAGACAAGAGTTAAGAGAAATCTCTATTATGAAATCAAAGATAGAGAGCTAGAAGAGACTATAGAGAATGGTGTACGGAAAGTAAAGAAGACTAAGACCAGAGTATTTGGTACTCACTCTACAAACGTCGTTCGTAATACACTCATTGAGATTCTTAAAGAGAGAATGAGACTCCATAAAGATAAGTTCATCTCTCCTACAATATATCAAGAACTTAGAGGGTTAGAGGTTAAGAGAAATGGCAAGGTAGAGCACTCTGATCTAACCCATGATGACCAAATCTTCTCTTATCTCATGGCCATGTATGTATGGTATGAAGGTAAGAATCTTAGAGAAACCTTCGGTATTGAAAAGTTTGGTATCAAAACAGAAGAAGCTGTAGATGATATCGTAGACTTGGCTACATCTGAAGACTTTGGTGATATTACAGAAGAGATTCTATATGCTACCAAAGATGAGAATGATAAGTTCGAATCCGATATGGCTGAACTCAATAAAGCAAAAGGAATGATGCTTGACGAGTTCATGGCAGCTCAAAGAAAGAAAGAGAATGATAGGCTGAAGATCATGCTTCAGAATCCTGTTATGAGAGAAGCATATGCTAGAAAGTATGGAGTATCAGCAGATGATCTATCTATAGCAGAAGTAGGAGATACCGTAGGACCACAGAGTTCTAACCTTATTCCTAACTCTCTTTTCTTAGACTTCAATAAGGATTATACAGAACTCAATAAGGATTCTGTATATATGACTATGGGTGGAGCTATGATGGACAGCAATGGTATCATCTTAGGCTCTGCAGCATCTATGACAGAAGACGATGCAGTACAATAACTCCATACAATTCCCTACAGCTGTTATGCTGTAGGGAAATATTTTCTGAGAAAACTAAAAACACTAGGGTGAGGCTATTGTAACTATGGTTAGGAGGGGAGTAAGTAGTGGATCTATACGTTGCTTGTACCATTCTAGATATATACAAAGAGATAGAAGATACACATAGTGTGTTCTATAAGTGTCTAACCACTCGTATATCTAACTTGCGTGCTATATATAGTACGTTCTTAGACACACTTGGTGGATATAAGATCTTCAAAGATACGTTAAAGATCTCTTGGGAAGTCTATACTGGAGAAGTAAAGACAGAAGAAGAGATAGAGAATGCTATAGATGAAATAATAAGAACCTACCCATGCATCAATAGAGATAGTGATAACGAATATATGAACTTCTTGATATATCTTAGAAAGAGAAGATGGATGCAAGAGGTCAATGGGTTTGAAGATGTATACAAAGACTTCTGTGCCGACGTATATAAAGATATGACAGATGAGAACAAGTTGGTTCATCTATCTGCTATATCTGGTATCCATATCTTCATTGACTATATCAATGTGGCACTTCCTGCATGTATAAAGAACCTTATATATAGAATCAAGCATGGTAAGAGTATATATAATTACATCTCTTACATGAATAAGCATGTGAAGTATGACCCATTAGATTACAGATCTTATGATATCAACCTGATCTCTGAGACAGAGACGTATATAAAGTTATCATCATCAAAAGACAAATAAGTCCTCTAGGGATCTTCCCTAGAGGATCTTCTAATGTGACGAGTATTTATATACTATATCTATGACTATGGACACATAAGCATCACGTATAAAAAGAAAAGGAGTTGTTACAACAATGCTATTGGCAAACATCAACATCGAACTGGACTGTTCTGGGTATGATAACAATATACTTCCCAAAGAGGAGGGAAGAAATCTTGTCAAGTTCATCGGGCATGAGCTGGATAAGGCTTATAAGAAGGATATGATATCATTCCTTCCCACTACTATTGAGCTCAATTCTGTGAATCTGATTGTAGAGGTAATTGGAACCTATCAGCTTATCAGAAGTGGTGGAGTAGATTGGGAGAAACTACTCAAAGATATCAAAGGGAAGCTCAAGGGATTCAGGACCCTTAATCCTGTATTTACTACAAAGGCTTCTATACATGAAGTCACATTCTGTGAGGCAGCTGCAACCATTCTGTACTGCTACAAACAGGATGATTATCTGATCCCAGATAGCGACCCTCATGACGTAATGGGTATGGAAAACAAGTACAATGACGTACCTGCAATGTATCATGGAAGATTTCTTGCTTTGATGAAGATGTGGTGCGACTGTGTACTTCCTACCAACCTTATCATCACTGGAGGGAACGTCTATCGTAAAGATGGTACTCTGGATGATAACTTAGTATACAGGTATCAGGAGTTGGAGTACAAGGCTCTTCTTAAGAAGGGTATAGACAAAGAGCTCAAGAGAATTGAGAAGAAGTTTGTTGATAACTCTAATCGACCCTTTAATCGATTCTATAAAGCTCTGGTTCCTAATAGAACTGCTATCCATACAGTTGCTTCCAAACTCATTCCCACTCTTAGAAGGAAGGGCATGCTTACATCTAACAACTACTATGTATTGGATGTGATGGATACACTCTTCCTAGGCAAGAATGATAAGTCTATCTTCATCAAACTTGGCATGCTTCTGAGAGAGCTCAAGGGTAGTACAATCGTGTTCTATATTGATATTCCGAACCACTTCTTGGTCAATATCAATTCTACCAAAGAGGAACAGGCTGAAAATCTTACTGCTGAGGCACGTAAACAACTTGATACTGAAAGGAATATTGATCTGGACTTTGATCGCCGTATGACTGATTACAATATCGGGGATACGGATGACTCTCTTGACTTTGCTACAAAGACTGTTGTCATCAGAGACGTGATCAATACTGTTATTGAGTCCCGCAAAGCAGGTGGGAAGCTTGATGTCATCAATGATATCAACAAAATGATCAATAATCTGTGCAGAAGTATGAATGTTATCATTGCGTATAGTGACACTATTGCATATGAGGACAACTATCTGGTTGAGCAGTTCTTTGATCTGGCAGATAATATCTCCATAGCATGTACAGAGCTCAGTCCTACTATCCTTTCTGACGATATTCTTATGGATCTCGGAAGGGCATATGTGGATAAACACTTCTTCCAGCAGAACAAGTATACTGAGAACAAGAGTGAACTCGGTATAAAAGACTTTGAGAAAGATCTCGAAGATTTGGTCATTGATCATCCTCAGTCTGATCCTGTATTCAAGTCTCTCTATGAGTTCCAGTTCATGGTAAGAGAGTCTATTGACTTCAAATGGAGAACTGATGCCGAAGGTACAGTATATTTCTCCAAACTCAAGAGGAAGCTCAATACCGTACGGAACAAGAAGCTCAAAGCTGCTTATGAAAAGGGTGGTGCCGATGCTATCAAAGAAGAGATGGAGCGTCAAGATAGAGCAGCTTCTATCTCTAGTATGATGGCAGAGACCCTTGATAGGTCTGAATTTGGGTCTATGTTCGACTATGATGAAGACAAGACCAATACAGATGAAACCCAATCTGAGATTGAATTGGAGAAGATGATTGGTCTGAAGACCATCAAAGAACAGATCAAAGACTTCACGTCATTTGTTCAGTTGGTAGAGATCAGAAAGGAGAAAGATCTTCCTCCTGTTCCTATCTCTAAACATATGGTCTTCATGGGTAATCCAGGTACGGCAAAGACATCTGTTGCTAGACAGCTTGGAAGAATCCTTCATTCTAAGGGACTACTTCCTACAGCTAACCTTCATCAGGTTGCTAGAGATGATCTTGTCGGAAAGTATGTTGGATGGACATCCAAACTCTGTCGAGATGCTATTGAAAAAGCAAAGGGTGGTATACTCTTTGTTGATGAGGCATATTCTCTTACTGCCAATGAGGGTGGTAACAATAGCTATGGACAAGAGGCAGTTGATACATTCGTCAACTATATGGACAAACCTGATGTACGAGATGAGACTATCATCATCTTTGCTGGATACAAAGAGCCTATGAGACAGTTCATTGCATCCAACCCAGGATTGAAGTCTCGTATTGGTTTCTATCTTGACTTCCCTGATTACTCGGATGAAGAACTCTTAGAGATTGCCAAGGTTCAGGCTGATCACCACAAGTACAAACTCTCTGATGAGTATCTTGAGAAACTCAAGGCTATGATTCAGAAAGAACGTGGGGCTAAGGACTTTGCTAATGGACGATTTGTCAGAGGTATCTTTGAGAAGTCTGTCATCAAGCAATCTCGCCGACTGATGCAGAATAAGGATGTGAAATCACTTCCTGATGAGGCATTTGCTCTTATTACTGGGGAAGACTTCTCTATCAAGGGAATGGATCCGAAAGAGAAGAAGAAACCTATGGGATTCCAACCTATAGGTCAATTCGTCATTGAGGATGATGAAGGGAATATCTTTCCTATCTTCCCTCCTGGCCCTGGCCAGTTCTAAGAGAGAATAGAAAAGAAAGATGGGACTATCTACCCATCTTTCTTTTTTTTATTTATAACCCCCTTGAGTACACACTTATAAATTTTTATATATGAAGATATGGGGTGTATAATATATGCTTAACTTTCTCACCAATGACAAGGTCTATGAGATCCAAGCCAATGGGCAGATCTCTATGATCTTGTCTCAGTTTGATTCGGGATACATTATGGATATCGTGGAGGATACACTTCAACAGTTGTTTAACAACTTTGATACGATCCCGCGTCCTAATGTAGTCTCATCGTTTGAGAATGCATTCAAACAGCTCTATGAGACATATCCTGCAGATATAGATAATATCAACCTCTCTAGAGCAGAGGCATATCAGACTATCGTAGATATCATCTGTAAACGATATGAACTTCGTTTTACGCAGCCTGATGATATAGACATGTTTACGGTAGCTCTCTACTACTATGACTTCTTTGTAGCTAAGCTCAATCAATATATCGTTCAATTCTATGCTAAGCTTCTTATGGATGAGAAGATTGATATCTATACCAATATGGGACTAGAAGCTCTTAAGAAGAACAAAGATGTCTCCACAGTATATAGCAATATGGCATTCAGTGATGATGAAGCATTGGCAACTATTGCTGCCAACCTTCCTACTGTACTGAAGAACCTTGCTAATAGTATGCATGTTCCTGATCATAGGATCTTCAGATATACTTATGGGGATCAACCTGCTATCCTTAATGTGTTTGAAACCACTCTTACTCCAGTGATCCCACTCTTCTCTCGGTTCAACTCTCTGCTGTTCAATGATATCCTCTATGGATCTATGATTGTTGCTATCAGATTGGAACTCCAGAAAGCTATTGACTACAATAAGGCTATGGCCCAACTGAATACTCCTAGCTAATCTTACAAGGGGAGAAAATTATATGAAAGAACTCGAACTTGAAGAGTCCTCAAGTGGTATCTTCAAAGAGCTTATAAAGGGAGAAGTATCTGAACTAATAGGAAAGTTTCTCTTTTCCGGCAACGTAGATAGGTTTGAGATCATAAAGTATTTCAAAGAATCAGCTGAAGTAACTGATAAGGTCAGACCGGGCTTGATGTTCCGTAGAGAGAACTTTGTAGAACGAATGGTAGACTCTTTTGAAGAGGCTAGTGGATTAAGAGGTAAGGTTACTCGATTAGAAGCACTATTAGATACCAAACCCAACTTGGTTAAGACTATTGCTAACCATACAAGGGTAGGTAGAATGTTTGACGATCTCTATAGGATTCCATATGTGCTCAAGTTAGACTATATGCCTACATTCAGCACTCTTCCTATGCTTATTAATACCATGCTTGTTACATATGGAGATGAGAAGGGATCTAATAACAAGTATAGTGGCTTACTCCTAACTGCTCTATTATCTACCTATGCTAAGAAGATAGCAGTCATAGACTATCCAGCTATGTGGTTTGTAGTATGCTTTGCTAAGAATATCTCTTGCAACAGCATCCTCCCTCCTGATACACTGAAAGAGCATCCAGAACTAGAAGAGTATGCCAAACCTATCATCAATCTTGTATCTAGATTGAACGAAACCTACTCAGAAGCTCTGAAGAATGCTACTGAAGATGATCTGTATAGAGTAAATGAACCCTCTACCGATGAATTAGACATTGATGAACCTATACATACAGATAATAAAAGTTAACGAGGTAGAGAGAATGAAATCTTCGGTAATATGGGAGATCAAGTCAAGCATAAGGGATTAGTTGAGAACCTCCATAAACACGAAGGTCAAAAGACACACACGTCGTTTACTTTTTGGAAACCCTCTATAACACCATCACTACCTTAAATAGTGAACACGTAAGCTGGGGATCCACCTATAACGATTGGGAGTTTTGAAAGATCCTATCTTTTACATAAACCTCCCCACAGTGCAACTATTTAACAAGTGAACCAAATCAACAAAGAGGTATGCTCGCATTGAGCATACCTCCTACAATTTGCCTCCATACCACATCTATGTAAATCTATAAAGGGGGAATAATGCATGAAGCAGAAATGTTGTGCTCATATTGATCCGACACACTTCGGAAGCAACATCAACATTGCTTTTAACCATAGACCACCATTACCACCTCCCAATCCTCATACAGAGGCTTGGTATGATATAGAACAGTATCGCCCATATTATCATTTGAGCCATTGTTCTGCTGTCATTCCTGGTAATCAGCAGGGACTGTACAATCCTAACGGTCCTCTTCAGATTAGTCCTGCTTTTGCTGCTCGTACTATCCTTACTGGTGTTACAGCTAAAGCAAAGATTAGTCTGTCTATCAAGTTCTCATACAATGATGAGACTGCTGATACGGTAGTGGATCTTGAGGTTGGTAATATCTACAACTTTACCTACTTAGAGAACGGACAACTTGTCGAGTGTGTAGGCAAAGTAGCAGATATGTGGAAGGTATATGATGCAGATAACAAATATAACTTCTACAAGATCAAGATTGATTGCTCGGTAGAGTATAGCAACAAGACAATTGTTATCAAGAATGACCAGATCAGAGGATTGAGTAAGTACGTACCATACTCGAATGAGGATACTACGATTGCTAATAGTGTTCACCTCTATGGTACTACTATTGGCAACATCACAAATGCTGTAGTTACCAATGCAGAAGTAGATGCTAATGGTAATATCCTATCTGGTGACATTGTGGATGGCGTAGTAGATGGCCATACTCTTGATGGTCTCGCTAAGGGTGAGAACAACAAACATCATGAGATCATGGTAATCAATGGAGATACCATTGGTGGCACCATTGAACGTGGTAAGATCTTGTCTGCCATGGTTAGATCTGGTTCTATAGATGGTACAGTAGAAGAAAAGACCAATATTACTACCAAAGCTACCATTAAGGGTGCAGTGTTATCCAATGTCATCATTGTTAACACTTTGATTCGTGGCGGTAAGACTACTAAGGGTACATTCTTGGATCCTTCCCTGGATGACAGTATTGTATACAATGCTACGATAACTGGAGATGATATGGTCACCATTGGTGGAGTTACTGATGGTAATATCACCACTGGAGGAACCACTACTGGTGGAGAAGCACATGGTGGTACTGCTATTGGTATCATCAATGGCAAATCTTACACCATTGAGGGTGGTACAACTGTTAAGAAGGATGAACACCATAAACTGGTTACTACTGGTGGCGTAGTTGTTGGTGGTACTGTAATCGGTGGTGTAAAGTCTGGTGGGGTTACTGTAGGAGCTGTTGTTAAGGGTGGTGTTCTTAGCAATGGTACTACTATCAACGGTAAGACCACTGGAGGAACGATTGTACCTTCTACAATCAATCCGATTCCTCTCACCAAGGGAGTACACCCATCTGTTAACCCAGATCAGTCTGCTCTTAACAGAATCAACGTACATACTTCTCGGAAGGTTCCTACATGGCCGCCTGAGTCTGATAACCTGATCGTATTCAATAATATGAATAGTGGTAATATGACCACTAACGTAGGAACTGCTCCTATTGAGAGGGTTCCTCCTGTACTTAAACCAGATCCTTAATTACCAAGGGTAAGACATATAGATGATCCTCTAATTCTAATTCTCTAACATAATTTTCTCAAAGAGTATCCCATGGAGATTACTCCATGGGATCATCCTATAAAAAATAACTATATGGACAGTGTGAATCTTTATACTACTCAATCAAACCAATCTGTTTTGCAAACTCGAGTTTCGCTTCATGTTCTTTGATCTCTGCTTCACATAAGTCTATAGCAGGCTGAGCACCAGGGCCTATCTTCTTATAGAGTTCTATACGCTCTTCTGCTAGCCTTATACATTCTCTAGCAAAGTTTACATCACTCATATTCATCATAGTGCTTGTAGTTGGAACTGTTGACATATCGTTTCCTCCTCTAGAGATATGCAATCATATAAATACTTACTTATATATCATACAAACGTTAGGAGTGCATTACATGGCTACTAAGTCACTGGTGTCTGATGATCAATTCTGGTCTCATATGCTGTCTAAATATAAGATCAGAAAGAATGACCTCATCTATGAAGAAGGAAAAGAGAAAGAGTACGCTGTTAAGGATAGGGATCTGCTCCTAAATCCCAATTTATGGAATATACTCTTAAAGAATGTTGATGTAGCCACTATAAATTACATCATAGACTCCAACCCCAAGGTTATAGACTTTCAGATAGTATCCATCTTTGCTCCTATCACTTCTATACCTGATATGATGGTACTCAAGGTACTAGATACCTTCCTCAATTGGAACTCCAATAAGAAGAGAAGAACTTATGAGTTTGATGTACTGGCCATGTCTTGTATATCTACCAATGTCAAAGGATACAAAGCATTCAAACGCATCATAGATTTCATGAAGAAGCATAAGATACAACCTCATTATGGTGAGTATGGCAATCTATGCAATGGAGAAGGCTTAGGAGAGGCTGCTAAGACAGGAAATCCTGATCTCATAAGATATATGATTTATGAACTCAAAGCGAATCCTAGGTTAAATGAGGGATGGGCTTTTGTTCATGCATGTAAGCATGCAGGATATGAGGCTGCTCTTATACTGGCCAAGCATGGTGCTGATGTGCATGCTAAGAATGATCTTGGTAAGAAGATGATAGAGAGAAACATCAAAGCTGGTGTATCTCCCATAGGTAAGGCTAAAGAGTGTATGGATGCTCTTATAGCACTATTCGATGACGTTGAAAGTAAAAAATAAAGAAGGGATGCACCACAGTAGGAACTAACCTACTGTGGTGATTGGTCTATCAAACTACTACTTACAAGGTCCAATGATACTATATCATTTTTCCGATATAGCAGCTTGGTAGACCCTAGTGATTTCGACTGTATCATCAGTCTACTCCCTCCATATATAAGGTTTATAAAACCTCCTCATATAGAGAAGGGTTTATACTGTAGTTGAAGAGTTATTAGTATCATCTAACTCTACTACTTCCTCTTCTTCCTCATGGTGGTGATCATGGTTGCACTCAGCACAGTCACAGTGCCCATGATGATGGTGATGGTGCTTCATACCAGATGCTGCTATAGGAAACAGACTGGAGAAGTGGTTCTTAACCTTATTCTTACGGATCTTTCTGATGAAACTCATAACAAATACCTCCTTATGACTATAGTATACAAATGACTACAATCTTTACATGGGCGACATCATCATAAGAAAAAGAGGGAGGTCTATCATGGCGTATAAATCGGCTTCTGAGTTTACTGCTAAGAACAAAGATGGTTCCTTAGTATTCACTCTTAAAGATAAAGAGTTGTTGGCATATGTACCAGAGAAGTACTTTGATAGAAATATAGCAGAGCAAGAGGGAGAGTATATCAACCTACTTGGTATCTTTGATTATACTATTCAAGATCTCAAGACTGGTAAGACAGAACCCTTGAGAGCATTCAATCTCCCAACGATGTTCTCTACTAAACCATATACCATAGAGAAGGTTAAACAGATCAAACTCAAGGACTATACTCCAGAAATGGATTATAGGGTCTTTAGATACCAGAAAGATGATATACTGATGGTATCTACCTCTCTTGTAGAGTTCATAGGAAACGTAGAGAAGATGAATAACCTCTTCTTTATTCTAGGGTTCATCATCAATACTATTCCATATGACAAACTGTATGAGTATGTATTGAATGCTACTAAACTGAATGGATTCTCCTATGGTATCACTAACCAAGTCATTGGGTTTGTATTATCAGAGGTATGTAGAGCTAAAGACAATACAAATATCCCATGGAGACTTGGTAAGAGTGATAACCTTCATGACTACGAATCTATGTCTCTTAAGGGAGTATCTAAGCTTATATCCCCATATACAGCACTACTGTCAGAAGACTTCGATGAGTCTATTCTGTATGCTATGATGAATGAGCATCCGAAAGAGAGTGCTCTAGAGAAAGTCCTCGTTGGACAGACTGGTACGTTATCAAATGAGTAAAAACAGAGTAAGAGCTTAGGCTCTTACTCTTTATTTTTTGATAAACGATACATCTATTTCCACCATGTAAAGGGCTTCTAGACCCTCTCTACTCATAGGGCTATGGGTAACATTATTATAAATCAGAACGCACTGTAAGCTAAGAGGGCTTAGAATAAAGGATAGTTCTGAACTGAAATCAAGCTATTAAAACTGGCTTAAAAATAATTAAAGGAGGATATAGATATGCCAGCTCCTGGAGTAAGTATTATCTGGGAAGATCAGAGTCAGATCGAGGAATTAAAAGCTCCTCTTGAAGACGGCGTTGATCGCCCCATATTTATGACAGTCACTTCGGCCGATAAGGGACCTGAAGAGTGGAAGGGCAAGGTGTTCGGCGAAGACTTCTATAAATATTATGGTAAAGTTCCTTCGTTCTATCGTCATGGCCAGGCCATCATTCAGGCTGCCAACATTATCGACGCTGGTGGTTATCTGACGATTAAGCGAGTAGTTGCAGAAGATGCTACGCTTGCTAACGTCGGTGTCGTTGCTAAGGTTACCAATACCCGTAAGCAGAAAGTAGATCCTGTTACTAAGAAGGGCCTGTGGATTGATCAGGTCACGAACAAGATCACAACCACTCCTCAGTATCTGCCGAATGGCGATCCTGATGATAATGCAATTGTTTATGAGAACCACGTAAACATCGGTTTTGCTCTCAAGACTGTAGCACTCTCTGGTAACGATGTTAACCAGTTTGCTACTACATTCCTTGCAGCAAACAAGCATACCAATCCGATTGGAACAAACGGTGAGTATCCGCTGTTCCTGATCCTTGATAATGGTCGTGGTCTCTCCAAGAAGCGTTTCCGTATCTATCGTGATACCACTGCATCCAGCCCGGTTAAGTACGTTCGTTACTTCATCGAGGTTCTTGAGGATGGTGAGGTTCTCGAGCAGATTCCGTTCACGATGAACCCCGATATTATCGAGCGTAATCGTAACATGGGTCTCTCGAATGCTATTCGTGTTCATTCGAAACAGCTCCGTGCAGTATTCTTCGATGAGGAGTTTGCAGCATTTGCTGAGAATGTCTCGATGCTCATGGGTCTGAATGACAATGAATATGCATATGCAGACTGCCTCTTTGGTACGGACTTCTATGGAAAGAACTACGACAACGTAACGGTTAGCTCCTCTCCGAACCTTGGTACACTGTATGGTATTCAGCTTGCTAACGGTTCGAATGGTAAGTTTGGCAACCGTCCTATTACGTCTGCTACTTGGCCGATTCAGGTTAAGAAGGCGTTTGATGGTTCGTTCGATGACTGCATCTATGACCTGGACAACAACCGCATTGATGCTATCTTCGATGCTGACTATCCGGACGTTGTAAAGCGTGCTATTGAGCAGCTTGTAAACTTCCGTGAGGACTGCTTCTACTTCCGTGATATGGGAACTGGTATTCGTGGAATTGATGATATCGTTCTCGAGTATGAGAAGGGTATTTCCCGTTCTCGTTTCTGCGGTTCGTATATCAACTCCTATGATATCTATGAGCCGTACACGAAGAAGCAGATTACCGTAACGATCATGTATGATCTCGCTAGACTGTTCGTTCGTCACTTCATTAATGGACGTAACCGTCCCTTCTGCGGTCAGAAATATGACGTTGTCGTACCGACTGATTCGATTATTGAAGGAACCCTGAACTTCAGTCCGAAGCATACTCCTGCTGTTGATCAGCGTAAAGAGCTTGATACACTGCGTGCAAACTATTGCTCGTACTATGATGGCAACATTCTGACGCTGAACAGCGAGTATACTTCGCAGATCGAATATACTCAGCTTTGCTGGATCAACAACGTTCTTGCTATTCAGGAAATGATTAAGGCTATTCGTGTTCTTTGCCCGAAGATCCGCTATTCGTTCCTCGATGGTGAAGACCTGACCAAGTATAAGGAAGACGTTCAGAACATGGTTATCAACCGTTATGCGAACCGCTTCCAGAGCTGCACGATCGAGTATGTGTCGAACGCTATGTACGACAGCAACAAGATTCTGTATGCTATCATCAAGGTCAAGTTCCGGAACTTCATCCAGACTGAGAAGTTCAAGATCATCGCGTTGCAGTCGTAAGAGGGGAGAGTGGATCAATAATGGCAGCCGAAAACGTTTCCTACATTTTTGATAACACCGTGACCCCGCGTGACATCACTAAGTTCACGCTCATGCGCGGTGTTACCGATTTCACGAACCTGTCCCAGTACGATCTGTACGAGACGGGCTATTCGTTCCTCATTAGTCTGCAGATTCCGACCTTCCTTGATAAGCTCGCTTCTACTAATGAGAACTATAAGAACCTGATTGACAACTACCGTCACATCATGGAGTATGACTTCCGTGGTGCACAGGGTATCGAAGATATTACCTCGGATACTAACCCGCTTACTAACGGTATTGATGAACTTAACATCATCACTCGTGTTCGTGAGCAGGGCGGTACGAACTTCTCGTTCAACTACTTTGAGCGTTCTGGTTCGACCATTACGAAGACTCATGAGATTTTCCTCCGTGGTATCAAAGATCCTCGTACCCAGGTTAAGCGTTATAACGGTCTTCTCCGTAGCCGCTTTAAAGATGCTGCTACGACGACTGGTAATAACCTTATGACGGAGAAGGGCTATCAGTATGAGATCTTCCATTATCTGCTGATTATCACTGATAACACAGCACTTAATGTTGAGAAGGCATACATCCTTGCATCTGTTCAGCCGGCAGCTGCTAATACGGGTACGATCTACAACGTAACCCGTGGCGAAATCTCTTTCCAGGAACTCCAGATCTCCATGAATGGATTCCCGATTCCTGGTCGTATAGTTAACGAGAAGGCTTGCAAGTTCCTTGACTGGATTAACGAGACTACTTGCTTCGATGAGATGCAGTTCGGTTATCAGATTCTCGGAAACGAGAACATTGCTCCTGGTCGTACTGGTGCGATCACGGCAGTCTCTCCGACAGTTGATGATTTCGGTTCAAAGACTATCTAATCTTTTAGAGCAGTTTAGACCAATTCATAAAGATTCCCTCTACCCGAAACAGGGTAGAGGGGATTCTACTGTTATTTGACTCGGGAGACATTCCTATAATGTCCCTAAATGGTCGATTAAGGAGGGGTTTACGTGGCAATACCTAATGGCGACGATCTAATGATGAGCGTAGCCTTCAATAAGAAACTGGCACAGCAAACTCAAGATAATATAGACAGTCTGTACAAGAGTACCTACTATACCGACAACAAAGACAAAGCATATATCGATAATACTAGAGAACGTATGAATCGTGTTATCAACGGTCTGGTAGATAAGACTAAACTTCGTACTGGAGAGACTAATATATCTGCACTCTACGCAAGAACGTTTGCTAAAGGAGAGCATACTCTTACAACAATGAAAGAGCTTACAGACTCTTCCATGTTGTCTGATATCATGGATCTCTATGGAAACAATATCTTCATCAGAGATCTAGATAAAGAGATTGATGTTATCCTTAAATACGTTCCTCGCTTAGAGAAGGCTATTAAGCTTATCAAAGATTCTGTATTAGCAGCAGATCATATGACTGAAGAAGATACAGATATCTCAGTTATCAGTTCTAGTAGTAACGACAGTAGAGAGAACAATGAAGGTACTGGAGATGCTGATAGAATTCTTTCTTGTAAGAGAAAGTATAACTGGAGTAAGCTTAAGGATGATATCTACTTAGATACAGCCAAGTACGGAGAACAGTTTGTCTATATCGTTCCCTATCGTAAAGCAATGAATAGATTGCTTGCTAAAGCTAACTCAGTTGGTATGACAGAGTCTGTATTTAATACAGAAGAGGGTCATGGGTTGAGTTATCTTACAGAGGATGCTATAGAACAAGCTATACATGAAGCATCCATTCCTATGGAATTTGGGTATATAACTGAATCAGGAAATGCTCAGAATTCTAATTTTGGTATCTCTTCTGGTAACCTTTATGAGCTCTCTACATTGACCCCTCAAGTACAAGGTCAATTGGAGTCAAATGAGTCATATTCTTCAATAAAGGTCGAAATTAACACTTCTGGGGTCATCCCCAGTATCCTCACAGAGCAAAGCCGAATAATTCGCATTTTGGAAGAAACGGCCTCTCTGAATGAGGCGGGTGCGCCTAAATTAAACTACGGTTTAGTGCGTAATTCTGACTACATGAAAAATATTGACAAAGATTTCAAGAAATTTGTCAAAGGATCTCTTGAGGGTCCAGCAGGTGATGGATTTACCTCTACAAGCAAAGCATCTAGAAATAGTCAGGTAAACATTCCTGGATGTGTTGTAGAGATATTGGAGAGAGCATACACTCGTCCTATCAGTATTAAAGGTACCTGTTTAGGATATTACTATATCGAATGCGATCAACCACTTCCATCTGATGCACAGACTACATTCACTTCTACTCTTGGCGGTTTACGTCCTAGACGTTCTGCTCAAGAGCGAGAGAATATGGATAGAACTGGTACTGATAATGAGGAAGTCTTAAAGAAGATAGCTCAGCAAATATCTGAGAAGATTGATGCTAAGTTTATCAATGCTAACCAAGACTTGGCTCATGAGATCTACACCATACTGAAGTACAATGCAGATCATGGAGATGGAAAGATCCAAAAGATCAGAGTATCCTTCATTCCTCCTGATGATGTAGTACACTGCTACTTCAATAAGAACAGAAAGACCGGTAGGGGAATATCCGACTTAGAGAAGAGCTTGTTCCCTGCTAAGCTGTTCAGCTGCATGTATATCTCCAATGTCATTGCTATCCTTACTAGAGGATATGATAAGAGAGTATACCATGTACGTCAATCTGTTGATACTAACATCACTGCTGTATTGATGAATGTCATCAATCAGATCAAGCAGTCTAACTTCAACTTACGTCAGATTGAGAATATGAACAATATCCTCAATATTACTGGTCGATTTAATGACCTGGTCATTCCTCAGAATGCCAATGGTGAGTCTCCAGTCAATATGGAAGTACTTCCAGGGCAGAATATTGAAGTTAGAACAGAGTTTATGAACAGTCTAGAAGAGATGGCTATTGAACAGCTTGGTGTTAGTATCGAAATGATTACTAACCACTATCAGAGCGAACAATCTGCTACAAATGCAGTACAGAATAGCCAGAGATTCTTACTGATGATTCAAAAGAGACAGGCCGAGTATGCTCCTATATTGTCTACGATCTTTACTAAGATCTATCAAGCTGAGAATGACTGTGAAGATATAGTAGAAGTAAAACTTCCTGTACCTTCTATGCTTAGACTGAGCAACACTTCTCAGATGATTCAGACTGCTAATGATATCATCCAGAATGTAACTCAGATGATGTATGGGTCTGATCATAGAGAGGAAGCTAAGCTTGAATTCACTTCTCAGCTTATGAAGTTCTACTTAGGAGATATACTCCCAATGGAAGAGATCAATAAGCTTAGAGATAAGACAGAGGTAAACCTTGCAGTAGCCAAAGATTCTTCTCCATCCATGGATGATATGGGTGGTGGAGGAAATATGGGTGGTATGTAACAAAAAAACATTAAGTAATGGGACGACAACCTCCTTTCCGTCTCCCAGATATTTTCCTCTTGGAAAAAGATCCTCCGATCTAGTTTCTAATAACTCATAATTTACACACGAAATCAGTCCATACCCAGCTATGGGTATGGACCTCTTCCTTATCTTTCTTACTCAGAACTTTTGAATCCATCTACCTGGTAATTGATATTGGTAGTACTGAAGATCCATGATGTATAGAAGTTGTCATGGAAGTATGTGATGATCTTTGCATAATCATCACCTTCAAGGAGTATCTCTTTATCTGTATTGGATTCGTAGAACACGACTTGCTCTTTCTTAATATTTACAAAGAGAAAGAACCTTTGCCACTTAGAAGTACTATCTTCCTCAAAGATATGACTTGGGATTTTATCTTTGGGGAGTATATCAAAGAACTCATCTTTAGCAGATGGATTAATGATTGGAACAAGGTGTTTTTCATAACACTCTTCATCCAATATCAGCTTGATCTCATTAATTGCAAGCATATAGACTGTGCTACCATTCGTATAGGATACTGTAAAGAAGTCTACTTCTCTTTTACTTGGAATGGTTACTGTTTCCATTGTCCACATGTTATTCATCATCCTTTTCTTCTGATTTCTTATCGAAATATGATTGGTTGGCAAACTTTCCGCCAACTGTTCTCCCTTGCATAACCTTCTCCATCTCTACTACGTTATCATACTCTTGAGATTCTGTAATGTCATATAGATTGGTTCCTGCAGGAGGTCTTCCTAAGTAGTTCAGCATAGTAGCTGCATACTGATGAATCTGAAACGTTCTTATCAGATACATGAACTCATACACTTGAGCATAGCTTAGATATACCATATTAGCAGTATTGCCATTGAAATACATGTCTATACATGGCTGCAGCTCTTCTGAGTACATCTTTCTTATGCCTGGCACAAATAACAGAGACTTAGACGCACCTACATCAATCTCAAATGGTTGTATGTTGTCTGTTACATACATCTTGCCATCTCTCATCTCATAGATACTATCAAAGTTCTGTATGATGTGTTCTAATTTAGGTAATAAGAACATTCTCATCAGTTCTAGATCTTTACCCCGTATAGTGATAAACTCTTTCACATTCCCTACAGGTTTTAAATTCTCTAGAACTAGAAATGAGTCAAACTCTCTGCTCATCTTCTTAGTAGGCATATTGGTCTTGTTGCTTAGATACTTGGTCTCTTTATAGTAGTATCTTCTGCCATACTTCTCATGCTCACTATATAACATGATAACTATAGATAGAACAGCGTTATTACCAAGATACATAAGACGATCCTGTATCTTATTATACATCCCTGTTTGATTCATGAATCTATTCTGTTCTAATGGACTCACATCACATACCCCTTTATAAAAAAGAGAGTAGATAATCTACTCTCTTCATATCATACATAGTTAAGACCCCATGTAATATGAGGTCAACTATATATGAACTTTTTACTACTCATTCATAGGAACGATATGGGGAGGAAGTGCATATCCTGCATCCTGTTGTACTTGACCTTCAAACGAGATATCAGGTGTCGGTGTAGGCTCTTTGAGAATATACTCACCAATCTCATCAGGATCAAGTTCTACATTCTCTCCATGTCTCTCCTTATAATACCTGATAGCATCTCCAGGAGTGAGAATCTGGAATGTTATCTCTGGGGTCATAAGGATGAACAATCTGTCCTTTCTAGAATAGAGGGCAAAGGAGTTCTTGTTGACAAAGAATGGCTTGCTGAATATGAGCTTAACCTTTGGATCAAGCATAGCTCCATAGTATCTATCAATCTTTCTATAGATGAAACAGATACGCTTCAGAATAGCTTCATACTTGTATCCATACTCTACTACAACATTCCCCTTGGAGTCTGTGGTCTTATGCTCTTCCTTGATATAATTAGGAATGCTATCCAGATCGATATATCTAGATGCTGCAGATATCTCTTTGATCAGACTCTCAGAGTCTAAACTATCTACAACTTCTTCTCTCTGTTCAGCACTCATAACCTCAAAGAAGTACTTGTCGCTGTCTGCTCCTCCTACTTCATCCCAATCAGTTACAGCTGTAGTAAACAAGCTTGTGTCACTATTGAGGGTCATAGAGGCTTCCAAGTCCTGGCTATTATACCTCTTATTGAGGCTCATAGCAACAAAGCCTTTAGCTCCCCTCTTATAGAACACATTGATCAGATGATTGTTCTTGTTTGTGAGGATAGTATAGAACTCTTTAGCAGTCTCGAAGTCTGGTCTCAATGCTGCATATCCAGCAACCATCTTGTTTACGATCTTAGCAGCTTCCATCTCTGCATTCTTGATCATACTCATGACGATATCTGGATTGATCATAGCAGCCGTGAACATAACAAACGGCTTGCTGATAATGATCTGTTTAGAATACTCCTCAAAGTTTCTAATACAGTTGTGGAAATACTCCTCATTGACCTGAGGACAAAGCTCATGCTTTCTTCTAGAGAAAATGTCATTGGTTACCCAGGCCATTGGAGTAAGCTCCAACGCTGCCGTCCTCTTGACGGCAATACCATTCTCAATATTGTACTGTACTGTAGCAGCATCAGGAAGATTGAACGAGTCTCCGATGTTTAACATGATTCCTTGTTCTACTGTATTGCGTCCCCAGTTTCTGATACACTCAAGTACGTTCCACAATGTGTCTTTATCCTGTCTTAACCACAGTACGTTCTCTGTTACAGGATAATCAAACGGAGATGTCTTTGCAATCTCCTCTGCGGGATATATGACGTCCAACCATCTAGGATCGTCTGCTACAAGGTTATATCCAAGATTGTGCAAGAGCATTGAGGAAAACTGATACTTTGTGAGTGGAGGGATTCCAGCGCTCGGATTCCCACGTTCTGCATCTGCCATGACCGCAAATGGGGTGATATGTACTTTCACACCCCCAATAGAAACAAGTTGGCTACACGAAATAGTTGCCATGTTTAGAAACACCTCTTTCATATTATTAGGACTCTTCAAAGATATAGTATATGATCTAAATCAAAATTGTATTGCCTCCAAACATCAAATAACCGATGCAAGAGTCCAATCATGGTTATAAAGCCTCCTCTTGATCTGATACATGTGTCTTTTCCCTACGCGCGTTTGTTGTATCGGGTTTCTTTGTTCCCAAGATCTTGTATCGGGGTTTCTCAAATTATCTGTGTACTTAATTTTCCAACAAGAATACTTAAGGTCCTATGGGGATTACCCCATAGGACTTGTATTCTGTCTCTTGATCTATACATTTATTCTACCAGCTTCAAATGCTGATTCTTTATATCTTAATGCCAATATAGTACTACCGTCAGACTTGTTCACTACAGCAGTTATACCTCTTTCTCTAAAAGCAGATACTACATCAACCCTTATATCTCTATTCTTGTCAAAGACAAGAGGAGCATACTTCAACACATTAGCTATATCAGCTTCTAGCTTAGTAGCATATGCACTGGTAATGAAGCTATACAAGAAATCTGCTATCCATTTAGGAGGCCTATCTCTAAGTTCCTCTAATATATCTATAGGAGGGGCAGATACTAACTTCTCTTCCTCTTCTGCTATTTTCTTAAGATCCTCTTCTGTTGGTGGATCAAAGTTAGAGCAAGTGTTACAGTTGCATATATGCTCATCTCCACAACATGATGACATAACAAGGAACTCCTTTCTAAAAAGAAAAACGTTAGGTAGAGGGCCACCGAACGCCCTCTACCTACTTCCCATTCCATCAAAATTCGCACTCATCATCTCAACTTAACAATCATAATTGATTGCAAGTATATGGATGTCTATCGATTTAAAACTCAACCAAACCTCATAATGTTTGTATGAGTCACATCTTTAGACTCATTCTTGCTCAATCCAAGCTCATCTAGTGGGAATGATCTCAGATTATCCTGTATGATTGTGTTATAATCGATGAATGGAACCACCCAATCTGGTATCTCTGAATCTGCTGGAATGGCAATAGAGTCTATACCATTCTTGAATGTTTCTTGGTCCATAAGTTTGATGATTTTAGTACACTGCTCTGGATACTCATCAACAATAGCTTTGATATTCTTCTTGTTGATATTAGTCTTGATGATAGTGACAGTATTCAACTCATCTAAGTTGATTGCTGGATCATCTTGATCTTTGATCTCATTATATGCTACAGATGCCTTGATACCTTGTATTCTCATAGGCATTGCATAGTGTCCCATAGACTTGATTCTAGCAGGTTTATGGAACTCTTTCTTCTTCTCTTTGATAGATTGATATATCTGCTTCTCTAGAACAGTAAACTTTCTAAAGATATCTACTTGGTCTACAAATGAAGATCTAAGGATATCATACTCTAATATATCCTTAAGAGCTTTGGAAGTACTCTTTGGCATACCAATCTTGGTGATAGGAATGCCCTTAACATCCAACTGCTTATCTTCTGGAATTATGTTGCCTTCCTGAACAAGCTGTAGATCTGCATAGTTCTTTGCACCATACGTTAAGAATAGAGACTTGAACAAGAACTCATTCTTCATGATCAACAGACATTCTCTTCCCTCTGTCTGAGTGTTATAGTTCTCACTAAAGAGGATCATATAATCCATGATCAGCTCAGATACTACATGAGACATGATATCTACTATAGAATATCTTAAGTTATCTTGTTCTATGATAAGAAGTGGATACTTTCTTCTCTTGGCTTCTACTAAGCTATCGTTATAGTAGTCATATTCATATTGAGGCTCTGTCTTTCTCCATTCCATCTCAACTCTATCACATGCTACCTTCAGCTCAGCTTCTGTATATTTGATATTCATAGGTACTCCCACAGTCATTGGGAGTACTCGTCTATACCATTCATCAAGAGATATGATACAAGAGTCTGTATCCGTTATAAGAACAACATCTCGTTCCATAGTATAGACTCGTTCAAGCTTATCTATCCATAAGTGACGATAGTAGCAGTATTCATAGATAAGGTCCTTGAACATAGTCATCTCTTGCTCTATTTCTTTAGGGACCTTATTTGGATCTAGGAATGGCTTCTCTAGCTTAGTAAGCATAGTCATTATCAGATTAGATACCTTACTATTCTCACAGAACTTATAGAGGTTATTCTTATAATAGAGAACATTGATGTATCTCTGATTCAAGTTGTTGATCGTATCCCATATGATCTCTACTGCCTCATCAGATGGCACCCAAGAGTCATACCCACAGATATCGATGATTCTTAGGAAACACTCCTCTACAGTGATATTCCTATCCAATACATCCCAATCATTGAACTTAGTCATATCTTCTCTAGACTGGTCTTGTACTATATACTCTATATACTGCAGAACTTCTGTCAGATTAGCAAACTTCATATTATTTGCCAATAGACCCTCAAACATAGTAATCGATGCTGAGATACATCCACGACCCTGACCAGTAACTGCTGTACAGAGATACAAGTTATAGAAGATAGAAGACCACTGACCAGCACACCCATAGAGTGCATTACAAGAGACTTTATAATTCAGCTGTTTAAGGTTCCATGCATTGAACTCCTCAGATCCCTTAGGATACTTCTTCATCTCTTTCTTAGCTTGATCTCTCTTATCAAGTAGATACTGAATGAAGTTATAGAATGGGTTCTTCTTCGTACCATGTCTAGCAAACAAAACACCTTGAGTAGTCATGATTGGTTTAGACTTCAGTATATCATTACTAAGAGACAGTATATCCATCTCTGCTGTACGCTTTGTATAGTTGTTATGAACCTTTACAGCATGGGTATTTTTCTCTTTTCCGGAGGCATAACTGGTCGCTATAGCATAGTTTACAGCTTCTTCTACCTCAGATAAGTGCAATCTAGGGCATAACCTAGACATGATTCCTACCATATTCTCTCTATACTTATCTATCAACTCTCCTGTTGGGATATCATAATCTAGCCCAAACAGTTCTCCATTATAAGACATACCATATACTCCTCTTCTCTATATATCCAAGTTACTTGTAGTTTTCTTATGCTTTCAAATTTATAGTATCTAAGTATATAAGGGTTTGGTTGTATACTATATCTATGGAAGGAGGTAATCAATAGTATGGCCGAAATATACGATGGACTGAATTATAGAGTCATGCCAAATATAAGAACTTTAAGGTTAGTATTCCACTTCATGGATGATATGGATACTATAAATGAATACATCAGACTTGGTATACCTGATATACCTCTATCTACAAAGTATATGGGATTATACTACCAATGGTATACTCCTATACTATGGGGAGTTAGTAGTGGAGAAGCAAGAGCCTTAAATTATAGGCTCAGATACAGACAGCTTAAAAAGATATATAGAGCTTATCTGTCTCTTGGTAAGTCTTCCTATTACCACATCTCCAACATTGGTAATACCAAACAAATCTACTCTATGCAGAATCAGAGATATACCTATAGAAGATCAGAGTGTGTAGACTTGAATAACAAAAGATATATGGTTAGATCTGTATTTAGGATATATGATGATAACACTAAGTATCATACATACAAAGCAGGTATAGCAAAGATATATGATAGGCATAGAGAACAGAAGTTGACAGAATACTACGGTAAATGCAATATTCCTCTACATTGTTCTTATGGTAGTAAAACAGACTACTTTTCTGCTGTTACTATGAAACCAAGTCGTGACTATAAGTCTGTAGCTGCTACCGTAAGTGTTGTAGATGTATTGGATAAGTTTTCATTCAAGCCAGTACGTATGCCATCAACAGTTATGGTTAAGGGTGTATTCTATTAACTATACATCCACAGGTTAAAACTTGACTCTCCAACATACATATAAATTCTGCCCCTATAGGCAGGACTAAGGCTATAGCTAAAATAAAAATCCTATATAGGAGGTAATACGTATGTATTTTGGAAAAGCTTCGCAGGTTAACCTTAACGAAGATACTTCTTTCCTCGATGAGGATGCTCAGTTCTCGTTCGATGATCCTATCAACGAGAGTTTCGAGGGTGAAGATGATGGCACGAATGGTATTCATGATACCGAGGCCATGCTCGAGAACATGATCATTCTCGAGGCTAATCTGATGAATGATGAGCAGCGCAAGGCATATATGGAGTCTGATGAGTTCCAGAACCTTGTTGAGGCCGGTGTTGTTGGTAAGCGTTCGGTTGTTCGTCTGAATCGCAATGACGATATGAACCGTCGTATCCATCTGCTCTGCCTGCAGAAGGGTAAGGAAGAGGGAGATGCCGATTGGGAGGCTCTCCGCAAGAACCGTATTCGTGAGCGTCAGCTTCTTCAGAAGCTCTATCGCAAGTATGGTAATCGTGTACGTCGTGATGCTGTTGTCAGCCAGCGTCGTATCATGAAGCTCACGCCGAAGATCTTCGACATGACTCGTCCGATTCGTTAATCTGTACGTAAATAACAAGATACATATGGAAGAGGTTTGAACCTCTTCCATATGTATCTTGTCATAAGTGAGGTGATAAGTAGGTATGCAGGTATATACTAGCAAAAGAGCGGATGAAACTATTGGAACTAAGTCCTATTTTACTATCAATACCAAATATGGGTCTTTCTATCAAGCTGATGTATACAGAGCTCCAAGCTCTTATAGTGTAGCAAAGATGGAGGAGTTTCTGATAAAGTTCTTTCATCCAGAAGACAGTGATAGATCTGATTGGAATATAGATTTGGCTAAGATGATTAGTGTGATACTCAATGAAAGAGACTCTACATCTAGAAGTGTTACTCGCAACGTATTGTATAGACAGCATATGAAGAGTATCAATGCCATGCTCTCTTACTTTATAACACAAGTGGTCCATCTAAGTAATATATACGATCTAGAGTTTGAACCAGATGTTGTTGTATCAGTAGTAAGGCCAGAGTGTGGATCTATACTAGAACGTGGTTATCTATGTATAATACCCAATACTAATACCATATATACTAGCCCTACTGACAATATGATATCGTATATCACCATCACATGTAATGATGATAAGAATATACTTGCACAGCCTAAGATTCTTAGAAGAGAAGCTATGGGTTATCCAAATAGCTCATATGATAAGAAGTCTTCTATGAAAAGACTATACATATTCGATAGATTTCTCCCAGTCAAAGCTCTAGATCATCCTATCAGGTTTGTTAAACCGTATAAGAAGATAGACTCATATAGATAGAAAGAGAGGTGAGATAAGACAATGGCTCAAATATACGCAAACCAGTTTCTTACTAGGAAAGATAAAGAGTATATAAAGGATAGCAGAAGACTCTATACTACTTCCAGAGACTACTACTCTAAACTAAGAAGAGATAGAACTCTCTTACCTGTAGATGATATTGAGGGTATATCCGATAAAGTCTATCAGTATAGATATCTATTGTACTCAGATCTATGGGATTCTGCTTCTGTATTACATGAGCCAAGAGACTGTTCTTATTTCCCCTCATATGCTATCTTGAAGAGAGTTGTATATCAGTATATACAGATGCTGCAGCTGTACAGTATACTTGCAGACTCTTTACTAGATACCTATATATACTATAACGACCACTTAGGAAGTAAAGAGTATGACTGCCTTAGTGAGTTATATACATATGGTACTCTATTAGAGGGTATATTCTCTAATATAGAGTATGGGGTCAACACCTACAAGTATACACACTCTTATGATACCGCTATAATATCCAATGAGACAGAGATAACCATATCATTGGAATCTATAGGCCCTCATAACTACACAAATATGTGTGGGTATACACAGTATCCATTCAATCCAAGTAGTCTAGATGGACCAAGGATAAACCTTGGTGCTAAGATAGGTGCTGTGGATGATAGATATATGGATACAATGGATGAGTTTAAGAAGTATGCCAAGTATGGTAGACAGTTGATAATAGACTCTATAAGAGCAACAGTTACTGTTGTATATGGAGCTCCTACTGTTACTTCCTATGAGGGTAAACTTGGCAAGAGGCCTATACTTGGAATGGTATCAGAAGACACTGAGGATAAGGAATACATTCATTATCTCACAAATGCCAGGAAGAAGTTTAATTTTAAACTCCATACACCGCTAAAGGTTACTAATCCATTCTATGGTGGGTTTATACGTAGCTGGTTAATGAGAGAATAGGAAAGGAGGTATATATTATGGCACTTATCTATACTAATAACAGAACTCATGCTATTAGTTCCCTTGGCATACGTATGTTTCATAGCAAAGTTAAAAGAGAAGCTATAGAAGCAGATCGTAATGGAGAGAGCATGTGTAATCTTGGTGCTATATCTGGTATCATGAAGACCATACTCTATGACAGATATAGTAGCAATGGACATGCTATGGCAAATGGATTCAACTTCATGCACGTATATTCTAAGAATAGAAAGCTTATAAGCTATCTCATAAGATGTGTATATGATGCTATGCAGTATTATGTAAGAACACAGTCTATGTATAATAGGGTACCATCTGGTATTCTAGATACTATGCATTCAGCAAGCCTAGATTATATCAGCTATACCATATCTGTTTCGAAGGATGCTACTGGACGTATTACTATGCATTTAGGTATGAATCCTGTATCATCTTATAAGACGGATAGTATACGTATACTGCATAATCCTATATCAGATGAAGATAGTGGATGTATGATAATGGTATCTTCTATCCATATACTCCATAAATCAGAATCTCTAACCTATGTAGGAAAGAAGCTTCTATTACCAAAGTATTATGCAGAAGATGATCCAAGGCGCCTGTATAAAAAGGATAAGTGTATCTCTAGACAAAAGGAGATCAAGCCTTTTAAGGTCAAACTACATAGACCACTGTTCTTAAGAAAGAGAACATTCAAAGGTATAGACTACTATACTCTTAGAGACTATGAAGAATGAAGAGTAAGGAGGAGGTGTAATAATTGGAAATATATAAGATGGAAAGTGGTATTGGAGAGAGATCTACCAATAGATACTATAGATTCATTCTTAGTGGTACTAAGATGAATAGTGTATATGATGCTAAAGATTATGATGGGGATGAGTCTATCTATAATTATGATGCATCAGAAATATCTAATCTTGTAGCTATAATGACTGATAAGAATAGATACAAAGCAAGACGTATATCTTCTGATGCCTATATAAGAGCAAATATGAAGTATATACATGCAATGTATAGACTATATTACGATGCCTTATCTTCTTATGTGGATACTAGTAAGCTAGATGATGATAACGTATGCGACTATGATGGTGGAAAGAGACTTGGAGTCAACTATCTATCCGTCAGTGTATCAGCACTATCCAATAGAGTCTGTCATGCTTTTCCCATTATTCGCCGAATAAAGCGTATTTATATAGACGTGCCAATGGTGGTAAGTAGGTATGTTGCCAAAGAGAATAACCTTTCGTTTACCGCGTCAGCTATATTAAATTGGGATGACTGGTATCAACAAACAAGAGTTGTAGATTCTATACAGTTGATGTATAATGAACAACATACTAGCAACTATATGCAACATTATCGTCCTAAACGTATAACTTATGAGACAAATTTTTCATATAGTGATAGTAAGATTGCTTGTGTTGATGATGAAAGTATACGTTCTACAAGGCCTACCAAGTTAGACAATGCTGTGCGTTTCCACAAGATGAAGTTCAAACGTCCAGTTATTATCCACGCCAATGGTACTAAGGGTATAGTAGTATAAGGAGGTGAAGAAGGGTTATGTTAATCTATGGAGGAGTAGATTCTAAAGGAAATAAAGTCTATTCTAGGCCTATACGGTACAATCTGCGAAGGATAAAACTGGATATGCAGATATCTAGCAAGTGGGAGATGCCTACTATAGACAAAGAGCCAGAAGATGGTGTATTGTATGATGATATATTCAGTCTACTATACAACTACTTCAATACTATGCATTCTATAGCTAATACCTTTACTAAGGAGCTTATGCTAAAGAAGAATAAGAAGGAGTTAGAGTATGTACTGAATCTCATGTATGGGCAGTATGATCACGCCTTTGCGGGATCTAAGATCAAGCAGTACAAACATGCTAATATTAGTACTACATTGAATGCTAATCCAATAATGGCTGCAGATCTGAGCTATTACACCCATAGACATATCTTAACTCTCACTGACAGCTATATGATAGAATTGACCTCCTCGTTTATTTGCTCTAAACATGCTTCTTGTACAGGAGTCATTGGTATGGATATCTCTACAGCTGAAGATATTCATGTAGATGATCTTATGGAGGCAATAAACAAGTACAGGAAGCCTATAGCTCCAACAACTATAACCCCAGATCTTGGGTTTGGTGGTATTAAGAGTATAGACTGTTTCTCTGGGTTTGCTTATAGCTATAGAGATATCCGTCCAGAGAAGAGAGGGTTCCGTCTAAGACTTATCAGGCCTATAACACTCTATGGAGAGAGTATGGAGAAGATAGAAGAGAAGTTGTAAAGAAAGGAGGTGTGTTATGGCACTGATATATGAGAACAATATACCAGATATAGATAGAGATAGTATATCCCTACTACGTGGTGGACTAACAGATATCGAGGATGAAGAGGCTGTTGTAGGCAATCTATTCGATAACTTAGAAGTTCTACTAAACGGGTTTGCTATGTCGTCTAGAGGTATATCTACAGATCTGGTTGTAAGATATATGGCTAAGTATATCAAGTACATAACCTCTTTATCTTACAATAAGTATATAAACAAGAGTGAGATGCATATCCCATGCTTGTATGTATACGACTATGGATTACACATATCTTCTTATGCCTCACCTTGTGATGGCTGTATCCATTGCTTAAAGATCAAACTTATAAAGTTTGAGAGAACTATTAGCGATACAAATAAGATGAAACCTAAAACCCACTACCTTCCAGGAGATAAGATTGTAGATAAGAAGAACTATGGTTTCTTCATAAAGAGTAAAACCTGGGTAGATGGAGATCCTGGGTTTAGAAAGAGAATGCCAGATGTGTTCTTCTATATCAAGACCATCACTCTCAATCTAAAAACTCCTATACGGTTTACTAGAATAAAAAGTTATGAAGATGATGATTAGGCAACTGGTCTTATCCAGTTGCCCTATTCTTTTTTGTTCTACG